AATCCTTTTTTATTGGACTTCCGCTTAATTCTTGAAGGGTGGGTGGTGGGATTCGAACCCACGACATTCAGAACCACAAGCGGAATGTCTTGTGCGTGTAATATTCTGATATATAGCGATTTTGTCGTTTGTTACTTATGCCCTGCTAAATATATACTAAAGTTTCTTCATACAACCGAGTACTTGAAACACGTGCGTAATCAGCTTTACAGGAATATCCTGCGGCTGATATTCTTCTGACTTATTGACTGGAACAAGATGGAGGTAGTCATCACCCTTTGGCGACTTGGTAACGAGTTTTACCGTACGCATATCCTTTGTGACAATACCATACACCTCTCCATAGAGTAGGAACTCTCGCCAATCGTTAAGCTGCTTAATGGCTATGATGTCACCATTTGAGATTAACGGCTCCATTGATTGCCCCGAAATATTACACCAGCAATCCGCATCTTCATATTTCTTGAAATCTATGAGGTATTCAGGGTTGATTGTCTGATCATTGATGATTATATCAAATCCTCCGAGAAAGTCCACGTTATAGTATGGCTTGCCCTGCGAGTAGCTGATTGTAGGGGTATTCTGCAAAACTGATACTCTGTCCCCGAGTTCTGATATTTCCTGCGAGTTCTCCTTGTTGCAACCTTGATAGTACCTGCGGTTGTCGTTGTTTATCGTCCCGCTGTTGTTGGCAGTGTTCGCTTTCCCCGATTGGCTTATGTCACCACTGAGGAACATAGAGCCTTCACCATTAACTAACCAACTGTAAGGAACTTGAAGACTCTCACATATAGCCTTTATAAGGTTTGTCGGGACATTTCTATCTCCATTTAGTACTTTAGATAAGTTCGATTGATTGAAATTAATCATCTTTGCGAACTTAGATGGAGATACGTTTTCGTGTTCAATGAGCAGTTTAATCCTCATTACAATATCTTTATTCTCCATATGTGCTATGTTTATTTATGTTAAAAGAACTATTTATTTTTACTTTTATTCGTTTATCAAGTTCAAAAGAACTATCTTTGCAATCGCATTTGTGCAGAATGCGGAAAGACATCGCTAAATTTTCCCCATTTGGGAGTTTAGATATTTAACCTCTGTAAGACTGCACACTTGCAGAGGTTTTTGTTTGTATACAACCGACCTCTTTATTCCACGTTTGACGGCTAAATACACCTTGGCGTGGTCTTATTTACTTTCTCAAAAGGGTGCATGGAGAAAGACGCAGGACTTGAGTATGGATGCGTGCAGGCGGTGATAATACCGAAAAGCCATACGACACTTACAGAGATTATTCCTTTGAAGTGTGCCGAGCGACCGACTGATAACGTTCAGCAGAGCAAAGGCAAGTCCCCGACACCAATCATAAATAGTTGGTGGGTAAGGGGAAACTCTGCCTTACTCCCTCCCTCCTCCATTAGCAGTTTAATTATTTATATTATAGTTTGGGCGATTTTTTTATGAATGAATTAAGAATTTTTGAAAACCCTCAATTTGGGAAAGTAAGGACGACAGGGACAACGGATAATCCATTATTTTGCCTTGCTGATGTGTGTAATGCTCTTGGACTGCAACAAGGACACGTAAGGGAACGACTTGATAAGGGGGTCGTTTCAACCGAACCCCTTGTAACGGCAGGAGGTGTACAAAATGCGAACTTTGTAAATGAAGACGGCTTGTACGATGTAATCCTCGACAGCCGTAAACCCGAAGCGAAAGCCTTTCGTAAATGGGTTACTAAGGAGGTTTTGCCGTCAATCCGTAAACATGGTGTTTACATGACGGATAACATCATAGAACGCACGCTAACCGACCCCGACTACCTTATCCAGCTCGCTACGGCTCTCAAAGACGAAAGACAGAAACGTATAGAAGCAGAACAATCCGTAAAAGCTGCCCAACCTGCTATTACCTTCACAAATGCGGTCAGCGGTTCTGTTTCTTCCTGCTTGATTGGTGAACTCGCAAAGCTAATCAATCAGAACGGCACTCCGATGGGAGAAAGACGACTATTCCAATGGATGCGAAATAACGGCTATCTCGGCACGAAAGGAGAACGATATAACATTCCTAATCAGAAGTACGTTGATATGGGCTTATTTGAACTTAAAAAGGGCGTGCGAAGTGGTAGTAATGGTGTGCTGCACACGACTATCACGACGAAAGTGACTGGTAAAGGTCAGATTTACTTCGTAAACAAGTTCAACACCCATTAGAAATCGGTTGTATCAATAAGTCAAAGAACAATTTAATATTTTTATTATGAAACGTTTTATTGCTTTTTTCAAATCCAAAAAGCAGGAAAAACCTTCGATTGAAAGTTCACATCAATTATTGTGTGATGCTTTTGGAAGGATGCTTGATTGTACTCGAAAGAGTCGACAAATTGATAATGATATTTGGTACAGCTAAACCTCATCTGCATTTTGTATCATGTCTACAATTATACCAACATTCGTATCTTCTGTGTTCAAAATCGTTTTTAGATATTCATTTCTTTTCTCTTTGTATATTCTCACACTATATGTTCCTGCTTTGTATCGTTTTGCAAGTTCCGTCAACTGTGATATTGGGAGAGATATGCTATCTTTATCATACCCTTTTAACCCTTCATCTATTGCATTCATACTTGTATCTATTCCCATCTCGGTATTGTTGCTTTGGTACGCTTGTACTGCATATAATGCTATGACGTAGCAATTTACAGAATGTCTATACTTCTCAATTAGTTTCTTAGCATATCCTCTCATTCTTTTCTCTACTACGAAATAGTTAACAAGCTGCCATCCTATTAATATAGTAACGAGTAATGATAATATGCCTACTATCACACCTATATAATCCAACCCATTTGTGCAAGGGTGTGAATTGCATAGCGATATAATACTTAGAATTAGTGAAAGCAATACAAGCCCATATATAGCTAATCTTTCTGTTTCTATTTCTATTCTTTTCATATTCTTTATATAAGGAGTATTTGTAAACGAACCTTTCGTGATGTTAAATATTAGTTAAACGAACTAAATAATTAGTTCGAAATTTGTTTGATAAGTTCAAAAGAACTACCTTTGCACTGTAAACAATTTAGTACAACAGCAAAGGTAAACCTTTTAGTTGAGAAATGCAAGTGTTTACAGCGATTTTTGAACTATTGGTACAAAAAGATATTGAAAATGAAAGGCTGCAAGATAGACTAACAATCCGTGACCTTGCAGATGGCAGAAGTAAATATAGAACTTAAATAACGCTACGAAAACCCTCTATACGTAAGAGAGTAGGCAGGTTAGGGGTCTGTCTCGCTAAATGAATATATAACGCACACTGCGATTGAAATAAGGTCGCTACTATTCGATTAGGGTGTGCGTACGAATGAACTAAAAACTGATTGATTATGAAAAAAGAAGAGTTAGATATTCTCAAAGAGAAAATCATTGATGAGTTGAACTGGGCTATAGACTCACGAAAAGATACCATTGATATAATGGTAGATGTTGATGAGAATAACGAAGATACGTTATATGCCAACATTAGGGCTAAATTTACTTATGATGGTTACTATGATGCTGATGTTGATTACTTTGAGACGACATCAATAGACTGTTCTATCGTAGATTTAGAGCTTTACGAGTACAATAAGAGAGTTGATACTCCTAATGATTTTTTACGTGAAATAGAGAGAGAAGTAGCATGATACATATATTTATGACAGTCGGTGCATTAACTTGCACCGCTGCCGTTGCTAAATACATTTGGCAGGCAAGAGATAGTTTTAAAGATGTGTATAACCAAATTAAAGAAGAATATGGCAGACGATAATAGAAGTCTTTTCGATATTTTCGAAGACATGAAGGCGTTAGAAGAGGATTTCTTGATTGAAGCTGAAAAGTTCAAGAAAGAGTATCAGTCGAAGAAGTTGAATTTTGATTTTCTTAATAGTATTATTTCGTAATATATTTGAATTCTTATTAATGATTTACCTACGGTTCGTGAGAATAGTAGGGTTTATCCCACAAAGGGCGTTTAACGCAATGTGTATGGTTCGATTCCATACGTGGGGACTAAGTTATAATCAGGTTAGTAGTTTTAATCATGTCACTCCTCATGGTTCGTGAGAATAGTGAGGATTTTAAGGGCATCTATGGTAGGTGAGTGAGGTTCGAGTCCTCAATGCCCACGAAACAAAAAAATAATTATATGGAAAGAACACTAAAAGATAGAAAGTATAGCATTACGGGGCTGTTTAAGCATATCGGGGCTGGCAATAAGCTACATGTCCCATTGAGTTGCTACACTGCCAATTCGGTAACTACCGAATGCACAAGGCAAAACCGTTATGAGGGTTGCGACCCTATGAACAACAAGTTTGCAACCACTAAGAAAGAGAAGGTAGGGCATATAACTATTATTCAAAGATATTGATGAATAATCTTACTATTTCTGAATTGGGCGGTATCATTGCTGATTTCGTCCGCGTTGGCTATAATGCTGCTGTTGCGGACTACGACCCGCCACAAGACAATCTAAGGCTTTCAGAAGTCAAGAAATGGCTTAAATTCAGAAAGATAGACTTTAAGACGTTTCAAGAATTAGAGAAACAAGGGCTAATCCATGCTCGCAAGGGTGATGCGGTAAACTCTCCTTTATATTACTCAAAGAAAGAGATACAAGAAGCATTTGCGACAATGAGATTAAACCGATTAATAATAACTAATGAGCTAAGTGATTATGAAAGAAGAGAATGATAAGGAATTTATGGATAACCCTAATTTATCCATATTCAATAAAGTTCGTAAAGTTCCCGATAATGCGTTAAAGCAGATAAACGCAGGTAGGCTAAAGGGTATGTCTGACGTTAACCCCGTATGGCGTATTCTTGCAATGACTGATACATTTGGCGTTTGCGGTGTCGGTTGGAAATACGAGATAACCAAGCAATGGACAGAAACATACGGCAACGAAATCAAAGGGTTTTGTAACATCAATATGTTTATAAAGGTTGATGGCGAATGGAGCGATGCTATCCCTGGCACAGGAGGCGCTTCATTCGTGGCTATGGAAAGAAATGGCGCATACGTTTCTGATGAAGTGTACAAAATGGCTCTAACGGATGCCCTTTCTGTTGCTATGAAGTCTATTGGAGTGGCTGCTGATATTTACTTCTCAAAGGGTGCAGACCTCGGCACAAAGTACGCCATTAACGAACAGGCTGCAAATGGTTCTCTTCCGACACAGTCAACCGACCCTAATCTGGAGTTATTTCTTGCAGATATCAAAGCTACAAGAAATATGGACGAGTTGAGTAAGATATGGCACGAGTGCTCGGCATATCAGTCTAACCCAATATTTAGTGGTGCAGTTAGCGCACGTAAAAAAGAATTACTATGATAGAGTTAGTAGATAGTCAAGTGGCATTCAATCAAGAAGAGCACACGTATTCACTGAATGGGATAGCATTAAAGGGGATAACTGGGATGATTAAGTCTCAGCTATTCCCCAATATGTACAAGGACATTCCGCAATATATTCTTGATAAAGCTGCTGAACGTGGTACAATGGTACATGAGAGTATCGAGTTATTCGATGCAGGTTTTGAGCCAAAAGACACCACTCCCGAGCTTGAGAGTTACAAGCGTATCAAGCGAGAGAATGAACTTACAACGCTTGCAAATGAGTATATCGTAACGGATAAGGAGCATTTTGCAAGCGCAATAGACCTCGTATTATGCAAGGGTGAAGATATTATCTTAACTGACCTCAAGACGACTTATACGCTGGACAAAGAATACGTGCGATGGCAGTTAAGCATATACGCCTATCTCTTTGAGCTGCAAAACCCCGAATTAAAGGTAAGCAAGCTCTATGCGCTTTGGTTACGGGATGACAAGTCGGAGTTCGCAGAAATAAAACGTGTCGAAATCGACACCATTAAGGACCTGTTGCAATGCGAGGTTGACGGGCGCAAATTCAACACCCCAGTAGGCAGGGCGGACAATATGCCGTCTGAAATCAAGCAGGCAGAAAAGGCGGTATATACGCTCGTACAGCAGATAAAAGAGCTTAATGCACAGAAGGATAAACTTTCACAGGGGCTTTTGAAACTCATGCAAGAGAATGATGTGAAAACATACAAGGGTGAATACATCACGCTATCACGTAAGGCAGCAAGCACCCGTGAGGATATAGACAAGAAGAAACTCAAGGAGGAATATCCCGAAGCGTATGCAGCTTGCATGAAGATAACAAACATTAGTGAATCATTACAAATCAGATAAGACAATGGCAAATACTAAGTCAGGTGTAGTCCTCACAGTAGGGCAGCCACAGCAATTAAAGTCAAAAGGTGGAAAGGTTTTCACAAAGCGTTCGCTTTATTTAGATTGTACTCCACATGATGGCATTACAGGTGAGCGTTCTCAATATGAGAATAAAATCCTTTTTGATTTTATGGAGAGTAAAATGTCTTTACTTGATAATATCCAAGTAGGGCAGGTTGTTACAGTATCTTTTGACTTGCAGGGTAGCGAGATAACAGAACCGAATGGACAAGTAAAATACTTTGTGCACGTTCGACCTTATAAGATAGATGTTCGGCAGGTGCAGCAGCCAAATAATCAACCGCAACCACCACAGCCACAATATCAGCAGCCCACGCGGCCCGCCTATCAACCCCCACAAGTAGAAGATGATACCCCATTCTAATGATTTATAACACATCAAACCCACTCGATAAGGCTAACTTCCTACTTCGTGCTAAGAAGTTAGCCGAGAGTGGGGTAATCGTAGACTTGACCGAGAAAAAGCCAAGAAGGAGTTTACCACAGAATAAGTATCTGCACGTTATCCTTGCTTACTTTGGTACGCAGACTGGTAATACTCTTGAATGGGTCAAGCAACAGTATTACAAGAAACTTGTAAACCCTGACTTGTTTATCCGTGAAAAGGAAGATAAGTACTTAGGCAGGATAAAGGTGCTTAGAAGCAGTGCCGACCTTGATACAAGTGAGTTTAGCTTATCAATAGAAAGGTTCAGAAATTGGGCTGCACAAGAAGCAGGTATATACATACCATCGGCAGATGAAGCAATACTCATTCAGCAGATGGAAATAGAAATCGAAAGAAGTAAGGAGTTTTTGTAACTCACTTTTTTTCATAATAAGTTTTTAATTGTTCAGCTCGTGGGGAAGCGTCCCCACACTTGCTTTGGTGGCGGAATTGGTAGACGCAACAACAAGTTAAAGAGATAGTCAAACGAACATGATGTGTAAGGCTATGTACGTTGTTTATGCAGGTTCGAGTCCTGCCCAAAGCACAATTTTTGTAACTCATAATTTTAATAGTTTATTTTCACAGCCTCACAGCGGTGGGGCAAAACGATGTATGGTGTAATGGTAGCACAACAGATTTTGGTTCTGTCAGTGGTGGTTCGAGTCCGCCTACATTGACTATGTATTATTTGAAGAAAAAGAAAACAGACAAACCAAAGAAACGGCAAGCAAGCCAAGCTACTTTGGTAAAAAAACTTGATAAGGTCTTTAGTCAGTATATCAGATTGCGAGACGCTTTCCCTAACGGCACATTCAGATGTATATCGTGCGGAAAGATAAAGCCTTTCGACCAATCCGACTGTGGGCATTATCATTCGAGACGGCACATGTCAACTCGCTTCGATGAGGAGAATTGCAATAGCGAATGTAGATTTTGTAATAGATTTTCAGCCGACCACCTTATCGGGTATCGTGAAAACCTTATCCGAAAGATAGGGACACAGCGGTTTCAGATGTTAGAGGTCAAGGCACATCAGACAAAGAAGTGGTCTTGCTTTGAACTTGAACAGCTGATTAAGTATTATTCAGTATTAGTCAAGAAATTGAGTGATGAGAAAGGAATAAGAATATGAAAAATATAATCCACTTATACACCATAAATGAGTGTGGCAAGAAATGCCCGATGTGTTGTAACAAGCTCTATGATATAGAGGCATTGCCCGTAGTTACGGTTGCCGAACTGAAATCTGCTAATACTGTCTGCCTGACAGGCGGCGACCCTTTTCTGTATAACGAATTATATAAATTTATAGGCAGATTAAGAGGACAATATCCTAATATTAAAAATTTATATGCTTATACGTCAGGATATGCCTTATACAATTATCTCAATCTCAATTGGTTTGAGATTGGTAAACTTGATGGGGTATCCATAGCACCAAAAGATGTTAGTGATTGGGTGTCACTAAAAAATATACTCAAAAATGAGATGTTTAATAAGATTTTATCTTCTATGAAGTCTAACCGATTGATGATATTTGATAGTCAAAAGGTTAACTTTGAAGAGTTCCTAAAAAATATAGATTTGTCAATGTTTACAATCTTAGGCAGGAAATGGGACAAAGAATTTCATACTCCCGAAAATGAGATATTCAGAAGATTACCAATATTGTTTGATAACATTTAACCTTATAAGTATGGACAATAAACTTGATAGATTAGCCACAGAATGGGCTAATACAAATAAAGATGCTACTTTGACGGAAGCATACAAGGCAGGGTATTTAAGGTGTACAGAAGCATGGGTAAATCAAGAAAGTTAGAAGCACATAGATGCTTTGATTGCAAATTTGGTTATCTCATGCGTTCAATACCCATCAATCCCATTGTTTCAGAATGCACGATAACAAAGGTGCGTGAGGTGGCAAGTTCCCTACTTAAATGCGAACACTTCAAGCCACGTATTGGCGATGCAGTGATTAATCCAATGAAATACTTAAAATAGAGAATATGACAATATTAGAATTACAAAAGAGACTTCAAGAAATGTACGAAAAGTACGGAGATGTTGAAGTGGTAATGGAAGATACAGATTGGACTGGTGTTGAAAGATACCATGACGAAATCTTCAAGGTAGAAAATACTATGTATAACGGAAGCGTAGCAGTTGCGCTAAAAAACAGTTAAAGTTATGAACAGAGAAGAAAAAATTAAAAAAGCAGCGTCTGAATATACTGAAAATTATGGTTGTTTTAATTGCGACCTTGATGATGTCGAATGTGGATTTGAGGATGGCGCAACGTGGGCAGACGAGCATCCTGCAAACCGTTGGCACAAAAATATAGATGGTGATTTACCTAAGGAAAGTGGTCGCTATTTAGTTATGGCACAGAATGGATATTGCCATACTTGTAAATATAAAGCTGATAGTAGGTATTGGGACACAGTTGGTTATCAAAGTGATATTAAATATTGGATGGAGATACCCGAGTTACCAACAGAATAAAAATAATGAATTATGAAAACATACGTAATCACACTATCAAGATATTTTCTTGCTAATCACAAACGAGCAGAAGAAGAGACGCATTTCAAAGAGAAGTTCCTACTTGGACAGGGGCTTACAGATTATGATACTCCGTCCATGGCGAAGATACACACTATAAGGGCGAATTACCCTCTGTGGGAGAAACGCATTAAGGAAGTGCAGGAGGGACGTGCTGTATTATCTATTCGACAGTGGACGGGCAAGCCGTATAGGAGCAAGCAGGTGGAAATTGCAACACTAACAGCAGGAAGCGGTGTGGGTATTCAGTTAATGGAATTGACAAATGATCTTTCAGAGTGTATTGTCGGAGACCATCGACATAGCTATGTTTCTGTCGCTAAAAATGATGGACTGCACCCTGCTGACTGGCTTGATTGGTTTAGTTGCTACGACCTTTCAAAACCGATGGCGATTATTCACTTTACAAAATTCAGATATTGATATGAAACGAATTTATACGCTATGTAATTCAGAAGAAGAGGCAAATGCACTCGGTCATTTTATTATAAGTAATGGATATGAGGGTGTACAAAATGATAGTTACAGGTATTGCGATTTGGAAATCAGATTTGCCTTAAAAGAAAACAGAAGGCACCACAGAAACTTTTGCTTTATAGGGGTAAATGGTTGCCAAATGGTAGTCGGTAAAAGCAAGAAAGAAATGAGAAAGAAATTCTCTTATAAGTATATAGAAAAAGAGCAAATATTCAGAAAATTATTAGAACGAAACGAGATAAAGTTATGAGTAAACTAATCCCACGCAAGATTAAAAAAGCTTGCAAAGCGTATGTAGAAGGAAAAGCAAAAAAGTCAAAATGGCAACGATATGTGCATATATGTATAGAGGAATATATTGATAAATCTACGCTACATCTAAAAGATGGTCACTGGTGGTCGCATTGTGGTAATAAACATGGTATGTTCTTCTGTAATATCGTTGCAGGTACACCGAAAGACATTCCTTTTCTGAAAAAATCATCCACAAACATGTATCGATCATGAATATTCCTAAAGAATTGTACAAGAAATTTTCATCTCATAGGGTTGCACAATTCTTTTTCTATCTGCTTTTCATATCTGATAATGATGGTAATATTAAGACCACGCTTCGACAGATGGCAGAGGATAACGAATTAAGCACGAAGCGAGTTTCTGATGCGCTTAACGAGTTGGAAACCCTTGGTGCTTGTGAAACAAAAACGAAACAAAAAGGTAACAAAGGGGGCAGCTTGATAAGTATTTGTAATTACGAATTTTACAAGAAAACTCTTGATGCTTGTGAAACAAAAGCGAAACAAAAAGGTAACAAAGAAAAGGTAGAGAAAAAGGCGACAAAGAAGAATCCTTTTGACTACTCTTTTGTTGAGCCAAATCTTCAAAAATCGTTTGAGGAATGGCTTAAATATAAACGGTCTAAAAACCAAATGTACAAACGTCAATGTGATCTTGAGCTTTGTTATAAAAAACTGAAAGCGTATAGCGATGGTAATGCAGAGAAGGCAACGCTTATTATCGAACAGAGTATGACAAATAATTGGAGCGGATTGTTTGAACTAAAAACATCGACTCCATCTACCACCCTCAAATCATCTGAAATGAACTACGATAAGAATAGCGATTGGTAAATGGAACAAATAGACTTCAAATCCACCATTGAGCGGTTACGAGATACAACGTATAAGCCACTGCCCGACAAGGTGCAAATCAGCATACCAAATGCAGAAACGCACCTTAAAGGAGGATTAAAGTACTTCTGTGGTGATGCTGCAAAGTGGAACACTGACTATGAGAAGATAGTTCAGTGGCTCACTGATAACAAAGGAAAGGGATTAATATTAGTTGGTGGTTGCGGTGTTGGCAAAACGCTAATTGGTATGAGGATTATTCCTTTACTTCTTTACCACTATTATAGAAAAGTGGTAACAATCTGCACGGCAAACGAACTCAACAAGTCACCCGATGATATTATGCGATATCACATTATCTACATTGACGACGTGGGAACTGAGGATGTATCAAATATCTACGGCAATAAGCGAATGCCATTTGCAGAACTCGTTGATGCAGCGGAAAGGGACGGCAAGTTACTAATGTTCTCTACCAACTTAGACGAAGACCATTTGAAAGCTAAGTATGGAGACAGAGTGGTTGATAGGCTTCACGCTATCACAAGAAGAGTAACGATAACGGGTGATTCAAACCGAAAGTAACTATGTCGAATAATATCAATGCAGATTACGCCTATTGCAGGGGCGTGGGATGCGAATTAAGTAACTACTGTAAGCGGTATCTTCCAGACCCTCCCGATGCTTATATGTGGTGGGTGCAAGAGAAGTACCAAGAAGATACTGGGATGTGTCCTCACTTCGAGGAGAATTATAAAGATTAACTAAACCAAATCAATATGGAAAAGAAAATTATCGCCTACAAAGGCTTTGACAAGAATTTAAAGTGCCGTGACTTTCAGTATGAAGTCGGTAAGGAGTACGAAATGGACGGAGATATTAAGTGCTGTGAAAGAGGATTTCACGCTTGCGAATCTCCATTAGAGGTGTTTGACCACTACGATATGCTCACGTCTCGCTTTGCAAAGGTAGAGCAGTCTGGCGATATTGATAAGGAAGAAAATACCACAAAAGTATGTTCTTCAAAGATTAAGGTAAAGGCTGAGCTAAAATTAGCAGACATTATTAACCTTGGAGTTGAGTGGATAAAAGATGTCACTTCGTCAGCTAAGCTAAAAAAAGAGACGGACTTAAATGATAACGGTAACAACTCTGCTCAGATTGGTAGCTCTGGTGACTATGCTCAGATTGGTAGCTCTGATGACTATGCTCAGATTGGTAGCTCTGATGACTATGCTAAGATTGGTAGCTCTGGTGACTATGCTAAGATTGGTAGCTCTGGTGACTATGCTAAGATTGGTAGCTCTGGTTACTATGCTAAGATTGGTAGCTCTGGTTACTATGCTAAGATTGGTAGCTCTGGTGACTCTGCTAAGATTGGTAGCTCTGGTGACTCTGCTAAGATTGGTAGCTCTGGTTACTATGCTCAGATTGGTAGCTCTGGTGACTATGCTCAGATTGGTAGCTCTGGTGACTCTGCTAAGATTGGTAGCTCTGGTGACTATGCTAAGATTGGTAGCTCTGGTTACTATGCTCAGATTGGTAGCTCTGGTGACTATGCTCAGATTGAGAGTACAGGTAAACACTCTGTCGTTATGGCTGCTGGTAACAATTCTATTGCCAAAGCTAAGATTGGAAGCTGGATAACACTTGCAGAATGGGATTGCATTAATGGAGTCTGGATTCCTATCTGTGTAAAGACCGAACAAGTAGATGGTGAGCGTATCAAGGCTGATACATTCTATAAACTGGTAAATGGTGAATTTAAGGAAGTTGAGGAATAGAATGAAAGAAAAGAAAGGTTTATCTCTTGTGTACGCATTGAAAGAGTATGCCAGAGTAAATGGGAAAGGTGGTCCTATCATTGAATATGATAGGTGCTTTACATTTGACGACATCAAGGCAGCTTTCAACGCTGGCCGTGAGAGCGTAGTGGAGAGTTTGCCTGAATTAGAGTGGAAAGGGTATGCGCCTTTCATACATGCAGCTACTTATATTGGTAGATATAACATTGACAATTTCGGAATATGGTTATTACGCTTTAACGGAAAGGAAATTCCACTCCCTACTGGTAGCTCTTTAGAAGAAGCCAAGCGGGCAGCCAACGAGGACTATAAGAAACGAATTAAACAGGCATTGGGGTTATGAGAAAAAAAGAGTGCCCTGTAAGCACTCCCGAAGATTGGCTTAACCTACTTTTGGTTTCACCAAGAAAGAGAAAAACTGACTATTCTTAGGATAGATACGCTTCCCATTCTTTACGATGTAACGGCAAAAGATTCTAATCAAGCCGTCTTCTTGCAAATTGCTCATTCAAAACACCTCCTTTCTTGTTTGCGTCCAACCTGTATTGGAGCGCTCGTTGCACTCTACCAAAGTGCAACAAAAAAGCCCACAACTTACAGGATTGCAGGCTTAATCTCTTTTTGCGAGACGAGGACGGTGATTTTTGGTAGCTCACCGAAAGGAGGATGCCTCCCATGAACAATTTGCGATGCAAAGATAGAAATTAATAAATAATGAAACAAACAATTTAAGTTTTTTAAGTCGTAAAAGTTAAACAATTAACAAAACGACACCTAATAGTTATGAACGGAATAATAATAAAAAATAAGCAATACATCTTTCTCGAAACAAGCGAGGAAGTCGATTGCGACAAGTGCGATTTGGATAAAGATGATATGTGCAATACAAGCCTTATCTGCAAGCATTTCCACTGCTTATTGCACGGATATGAAGGTGAGTTGGGAGTATTCAAAGAGTTAAAAGAAGAAAAATAATATGACGGAAAGAATTTATCAGCTAAGAGAGCCTGAATATAATGAGCTATTTGAAAAGGCTAAGCTCAACGATAAGGAGATAAAGGAGCTTGCAGAAAAGTATTACCAAGAACGTGGCGTTTTCAAAATTACCATTGAAACCTCTATCAAGTTAAAGAGTGGAGACGCTTATCAAGGCAGTAGAGCAACTTTTGATGTAAATTCTTATTGCTTTGAGAACGGATTATGCAAACGAGATAGTCTTAATCCTCTCCTTTCTGAAAACGACAGACGAAGAGTCAATCAAATGGTTACGAAGATATGTAAAGACACCTTCAAGGAATACTACGGAGATGTGATTAAGTGCAGGAACAAAATAAGCAATATATTTTCAAAGCTGCAATACTTCAAGTTTATTCTGTACATGATAGCGTTTAGTGGATGGGGAGTTGCGACCGCAGTTATTTTGTATCATTTTTTATTCAGTAAGTAATATGATATTCTTTATAAACCTATTAATGTTTATCCTTATTTCTATTACTTTTGTGTTTATGACAATATGTGTTCCTAATGAGTACACAAAGATAAATAAGCGGATAGACAATTTGTTTGCTAATCAACGAATGACATATAAATATCACCTGCTTTCGTTGTTGGCGCACATGAGAAATTCAAGGACATTGGCTATTATGCAGGAGGAATACGAGATTGCAAATAGCATACAAAAGAACATAGAAAAAATAGAAAAAGAATTGAAAGATTATGAAGCGTGAAATATTATTCAGGGGTAAGAAATCAAATGGCAGGTGGGTATATGGTTCACTTGTTGTATCTGAAAATATCAAGCCTGCGATATACTATGAGTTTGGTAAAGGTCTTGTAAAGCGGTTAGACTGGTGCTATGTAACTCCCGACACCATCGGTCAGTACACTGGACTGAAAGACAAAAATGGTGTTAAAATCTTTGAGGGGGATATTGTTCATTTGAAAGGGGATGGGTATGACGGTTTTAAAGTTGGAAAAGATTACTATAGAGTCGTAACCTTTCATGAGGGGAGTTTCTGCCTTTCCATAGAAGATGGCGTGCATTACCCAGTACACACGCCTATATATGAATATAGTGATAGTCATAATATCGTAAATTGGGATGTAATAGGCAATGTAACAGACAACCCAGGACTAATCAAGTAAAGCGTATGAAAAAGATAATGTTTTCAGATAAGCACTGTCTCACGCAGGCAGTGCTTACAGGTCAGAAGACAATGACAAGGCGACTACTAAGAGATAATGTACCGCTTGGTAATTGGAAAGAAACAGAGAAACATCTTCCTTATAAGGTGGGTGAAGTTGTAGCAATAGCACAACCTTATAAGGATATTATTGAACGTCTCCCGATGTACAGCGATGCTATACTTGATGAAGTGGGTATGCCACGTAAGGAGTTTAAAGCAGGCTGGACGAATAAGATGTTTGTCCGTGCCGATTTGCTCCCTCATCACATCAGAATTACAGATGTTAAGGTGGAATACTTGCAAGATATCTCAGACGATGAAGTTTTGCGAGAGGGGATTTATCCTCAACGTTTCTTTAATAAAGTAGAATATGTGTTCGCAACAAAGGGGAAAATGAATAATACTCCCGTTCATTGGCTGAAAACATTTCCAACACCACGTGAAGCCTTTGCTGCTCTCATCGACAAAATCAGCGGCAAGGGCACATGGGAGAGTAATCCTTGGGTGGTAGCGTATAGTTTTGAATTAGTAGATTAATGTATGGACGAATTAAGAAGAGAATCTATCATTCCCGTGCATTTAAATCATGCGGAAATGATAGATTGTAGTTATCTACCTAACAGAAAGAGTAAATCTCGTGTAGGGTCAACACCCTACGCAAGTAAAAGAAAGAAGAAACGTAAAAAGAGAAAGTAGCATGGATATTCGTGATATTAAGATAGGCGATAAAGTCTGCAACAAGCAAGACGGGTTCCCTATGACAGTCGTAGGACTTCATTCTACTCTTGCAGACTTAAAGAACGGAACCGTTTACCTTGATTTCGAGGAGAACGAGGGTGACATGTGGGAGGAAGAAGCAAAAGACTTGATACCGTACAAGGTTTAGATACTAACACAAAAACGAATGAGTATGCGCTAACGTTCTCTGATACGGGCATAACTATGACAGCAAAGGAATACATTAATAGACGTGCTGCACTTGTTGGGCAGGCGATGAAGATAAACAAAAAATTCTTTCCTCGTTGTGTCAAGGCAAAGCTTAGGCAGATTGCAAGATTAGAAAACGAGTATCGTGGTACTGACTACGAAACTCGCAAGAATGAACTTTATAAAGAATGGTTTAGCTAATGAAGGTAATTTTAGACATATCATTTGACGGTAGGAACGTCAATGACATTTATAACCTGCCGTGTGTAATGGCAGTGACGAAAGATGCAGGAGGAAAGCCTGCTGTAATCCTCAAGAAGACACACACCAAAGGACGGACGATAGCCCGACTTGGTGACCATATTTGCCAATATGAAAGTGGTCTATGGCAGGTTTACGGTTCAGAAGCAGCCGATAAAATCATTAAAGCAGGAAAGTACGCACATGAATGAGTTTAACGCAAAGAAGTTGGCTAAGAAAGAGATAGTCGACTTCATGAAGATAACAGAGAAACATAGGGAAACATTCAATCATGTTTCAGCCCTATTCCATACTATCGTAGGCGGAACGAATGACATCGCCCATACCTATATGCGTGATGCGATAGAGAAAATAAAGGAAGAAGGCTTATATAGGCAAAGAATAAAGAAAGCGTGCAAAGATGCTATGTCCCGATATGATGTTTTTGAGAAACTCAATATGCAGGATATGCAAAATGCGGAGATAGATAAACGGCAGCTTTACATGGACTTCCTCGATAGCGTCGATGAAAGGCTAAAGCCTCATATCTTTCTATTCCGCCAAGCAATAAAAAGAGTGCTTGATAGAAATATGATAAAGGATAGTGATTTAAAGTCATATATTATCCTTGCATACGAACTTATCAACTACTCGGTAGAATTGTTCGACAAGTTCATCGAAGGATGTCCGTCTTGTCCTCCTGTAAACTTCGGGCTGACATTTAAGCCTGCACGACTTCACTCTGTCCGCCAAGCATGGGGGCAGGTTGAGGAGATACTCTGCAAAGATTGTGTTAGTATCGACCTCAATAAAGATGAGAATTGCAGACGTTCGCTTGATGTTATCGAGCTAAATCTTGTGTCGGAGAAGTTTATCAACGAAAGCGGTATGGCTGCCCTTGAACTTAATCCAGACGCACGAATGGAAGCCGATAGGCACATGATGGAGTGGGACAAGAAAAACCATAAGAAATATGAACTCACTGATAGACAAGCAGACTATCTAAGAGAAAACTATCACTTAAAGACTAACAAGGAACTTGCTGCCTTTATCGGTTGTGGTCTTACAAAGCTGCGTGAGTTCGCAAAGGAGTTAGGATTAACTAAAAAGAAAGTAGCATGAGTAGAACAAAGTTTTGTATAGTGGCAGTTATAACCCTTGCTACATTTGGGTTTGCCGTTTACGTACATAGTAGCAACAGACTTGTAAAGGGTATAGTTATCGAGAAATCGGAGATACCCGAGCACTACGAAACGATAGATAAGGGTGTCTTGCCTTATGAGCAGAAACACATTAATGCTCAGTATTTCGTCACTCTTTCGTTTCGTAATCGAAAGGAAAAGATTGCCGTTGACTGGGTGACTTTCGATAAAGCTATTATTGGTAAAGAACTAACAATAAAAAGATAATATGGGAAAGAGAGATTTTCAAGAACTGATGGATTTCGCAAGGTCTAATAACCTTATGAACGTTCCATTGTACATTGTCATTCAGAAGTTTATGATTTACAAAGGGAGTGCCAAGTAGGTGCTCCCTTTTTTGTTTATACGAAAAACCCTGCTTGTCCTCTCGGATTGCAGGGTTATCCTAAAAATAATCTTCAACCTAAATAACTAAAAACCTAAATCTATGTGAAAACAAATTCAATACTTTTCTCCTACAAATTTAGCAAATTATCGTGAAAGATGCAAGAGAAAAGGAATATTTATTCAATGAATTTATGCAAATTCTTTCAAATATTGCAAACATTGGAAAGAATTAAATCTTCCTATACTTCTTCAACAGCCAAACAACGATGTAGCCAATGATTGCAAGCAGAACTGTTGACATAGCACCGATTGCCCATCCACCAACATCCATCTTGATTTTCTGCCATCGAGATAGTTTTTTTTCTACTGGTATTGGAACTTCCTTATATTCTTTCTTTGTTGCTCGCAGACTGTCATTACTTGCCTTGTAGCGGTCTATCTGGCGTTGGAGCGTAAGATTATCCTGCGTAGCGTGCCAGCGGTCACGATAGCGAACAATTAACTTTTCCTTGATGTGTCCTTGATCATCCTTGATTATAACCACGCTGTCATGGATAGCGACACTGTCACGGATGTTAATCACCTGCCGAGTGATTAAACTATCCTTGATATGTACGCTGTCTTTCCTTGACATGTAGATAGTATCAGTGCGGATAGACTGCACAGGTACATACACTCTATGTGAACAGCTAATACAAAGTGCCGTAAGTGCAAGTAAGCCAATGATGATTAACATCGTGTACACGTAATACTTAATTTCCTTATCTTCCATACTCTTATACGTTTAATGTGAAACACTGCCTTCTTTGCTTCCCGTCAGCACGCTTATAGCCTACATGCACCCATCTGGATGTCTTCGACTTCTCGATAATGATTTGGTCAAAGGCATAGCCCATGCGTGAGAAATCAGTTGCAAAGAACTTTTCAAACTCATCTTGCTTACCATTGACAGGCTGCAAGTCAGCAGCATAACCCTCGACATGAGCAGAGTTCTTCACTCCGCCTACCGCCTTATTCAATTCTGGTGAGCGATAGCCACTTGTAATGCGAATAGCAGGCGTACCGAGAGAATATCTCTCACAATATTCTGCCCACTCTGATCTAATACACTCTAAAAGCGTAATCGTTTCTGTCAGATGAACCCTTACATTTGCTGGTGGGTTGTTGCTAATCTTTAATCTGTCTGCGGTGTTGGATTGTACCATTTCCGCTATTGTAAAATTTGCCATAATCTATTTCCTTTGCGAATGAGTGCTTTATAATTTCTATAAAATTCTTATAAACTTTTTATAAACAAATTATAAATATTCTTGTAACTATTTGAATATCAGTTTATAACTTTCTTATAATTATTATATAAAAATTTATAGAGCATTTATAAAATTATAAGCACCCATTCTGTTATGTTTATTAAATCTGCCAAACTAAGATACTTTTCTTCTCTTTAATGACCTCCTTCTCAACCACAATAGGGTCGGGCATACCGAGTTTGAGAGCATCGCCATTGTCGTCAACGAGTTCTATGTTAGAAGTAGCGGTGAATGTTTCTCGTCTGAATCCGTCTGAGAAATTCTCATCGGGAAAGTCAATAGACACCTCAATTTTTACTCTTCCTTTTCCTAAGTTGTGGTTGTCGAAGAATACTATCAGTTGTTTGTCTGCGACTTGACAATTAGAACATACTCCGCTCTTCCTCTCTGCCTTGAAGGTGGTAAACCCATTTCCTGCGGTCGCCTTAACAGTGAAATCACAATCAGGAAAGACTACTATTTCACCACCTCTCATCAGCTTAATGCCGAGTGGGAAGTCGCTCTTTCTGTTGATTCTTAATATCCCGTCAACGTGTCCGCTGCTTTCGTTTCCTATGGTTACTGTTTCCATTATCCCAAAATATTAAATGTTGTAATAATAGTAAAGCACACGCCTTCCTCCCATAGAACACTTCGTTTCCGTCTGATGAGATAGATAATGCCGTATATCACCCAAAAGACAAGAAAACGATAATCAGTAATCCCGATTAAGAGTTGAGAGGAAATGGCTGCCGTGAAAGCCCCTACCATGTGAAGTGCTTTGCCAATAGTCCGATAGTGTGGGCTTGCTCCGACCATCATCATTCCAAAAAGGAACACAATGCCTAAAAAGCCTACCCAACCACTTGTGTTTACAATCATCTGTGGTGTCATAAGGAAAGTACCCACGACAATTATAAACGTGAATACATTTGGCGATTTAACAATATAGGCGGTTTCAGAAAGGCTACATAATGGGCAGCCTTTCTTTTTCGCCATTAATATTGTGTACACCATTAGTAGCAGGCTTCCGATAATGCTTGCTATAAGTACTGCTATCTTCATAACTGTAGTTTTTCTGGATAGCCTTTCGTGAAGTCGTATGCGTTCACTTCCTCTATTGACGACAAAGATGCGATAGCCGCCTTATGTTTGACCGTCACCATGAAAGTTGCATCCGCATAACGTTGAATCTTTGCAAGGACAATCTTTGCCGTTGGAATATCAATCGTTAAAGGTTGTCCTGCAATGGCAAATGTGATAGTCGTTTCGCCAAGTGCTTCTGCTGCGTCAATACTCACATTATAGCTTGCACGTTCTGAAGGTGTTAACCACGTGTGCATACTTTTAAACGTGAAGTCGTTTACATCTGATGACTGATTGAACACGTCAAGTTCTGCAAGTTTTCTGTCTTTCGCATCTTGCAGGAGTTGCTCTGCTGTTTCTGTTTCTACCTGCTCATAGCCGTTTGCCTTGAGCGTTTCTTCTGTTGGGTTGACAATTCTAACCCCTCCTACCTCGATATAAACACCGTTATAGGTGTCGTTTCCTTTCTTGTATTGTTTCATAAGAATTATTTAATTTATCTAAATTACTAATAATGTTAAAAATATTAACCTCATTATATACCCTAAATCTACATAAAGGCAAATACGTATCATTCGTGATACTCGCTGAGAGGGCGAATTAATTTAGCTAACCAAAAGCTACTATACTCTTGCTTATATCGTTCAAAACTTGAGTTTGGAACATAGATATATTTTAAATTCTCATTCAGACTATTAATAGAAGAATTACTAATTTTAGGAGGAGTTTCTGGTAAAAGAATAACTGCTGTAAGTTTCTTGTTTCTTATTATAGATTCTCCCATAATTTCTTTCACATTAACTGGGATAGTAATCTCTTTTAATCCCGTATTAAAAAATGCTTGATAAGATAATTTTACAAGTGACTCGGGTAGTTCAATAAAACTTAGATTCGTGCAATTAGAGAAGGATACATAAGACCCTACTAATTCCCCTAATACTTTGATGTTCTTAAAAAACTTGAACTCTTTAAAGTCTCTTATATCCTTGTTGTTTGTAAACTTAGTCCCGATGGAACTAACAGCAGCAGCTTCCTCCATAGAGAGTTCTCCATCACCGTCTTTATCCCAATTTTCTATGCAGATACGCCTCACTTCGGGGTCTTCAAAATGCACAAACTTTGGATTTTTCGCCACGTTTGCAAGCAATTTCTCGAATAAAATCATAACGTTCCTCCCATTATTAAAAGTCCGTTAACGATACACGCTTGATATGTCTGCCCCTTTTGTGGCTTGAACACATCGCCTATCCACTTTATATCACTTGGTAGAGAAAGTTCTGTCCCACTCGCTGGTGGGCAAGTGAACTGAAAGCAATACTCGGCAACAAATTGTGTGTCTGTGTTTGGTGCTAAAGTAAGCGTAAGGCTATCAACGACACCCCACACGTGCATAACATTCGGTGTGAGTGCAAATACCTTATCATTTGTCCCATGATTCTGCAATCGGAGGCGACCATCAGCTCCATTCGTGCCATTTATGCCTTTTTCGCCCTTGTCACCCTTCTTTCCTTTGAGCATTGTTACGCTCATCTTCTTAAGCGTGCCATCTTGTGCTACCACTGGTAATGACGAGAAATCCTCAATGTTATCTGATACTGGGAGTTCTGTGATGTCCTGCGACTGCCCTTTGATAGTTTCTATCACCTCGTGGACGATGCCACTCTTTTCTTCTTCTGTCATATCTTTATCGTTAAATGGTTATTCAAACTTTGGTTTGTTATCATCGACTTTTACATGAGCCGTTTTGAGATATTCGCTGAGGAATGGTATCTTTTCAACAGCCTTTAATGTAAGGACGTAATAAATAAACCCTGCGATTTTCCACATAGTCGTACCTTCGACCATCATAAGTTGCCAGTTGCGAACTATATTTGTTCCATAGAACCATATTGCCACCCAACATAACAGCTTTACGACTCCGTAAGTTTCCTCCTTTGGTCCCATAAAGTTACCAGTGACAAACACGCATGATGTTACAAAGAAAAATAGACCACAGTGTACAAAGAATACACCTGCCTTTTTCCAACTCCAATCTTCACCATTGAGCTGTCCTGCGATGACACCAAACACAAAATTTACAAAGAATACAGTAAACATTGCGTACATTAAATCCTTGATTGGGAAGAAAAAGGTGAGCAAACCGCTCAACACAGTACAAATCACGTACTTAAACTGTTCTAAATAATTCATACCAGACACATTAAGACTCCAATAACTGAACCCACCAACCCAGCAGCTATATCCTTAAAGTCAAACTGCTCCTTGCGGATGTAATAATCAACACACTCTTTTGCCACCATTAGCAGCAACACACCAACAATAGCAGGATACGCCCACGCTTCAACATGGCTAAACAGCCTACCAAGCACGAATGCAACGATAAGACCTGCAATGAGGTGTAAGTACTTGTCGCTACCGATAGTAGCGAGCTTCCCAAAAATCCTGTAAATACAATCTAATGCTTTTTTCATCTTCTTTTATTTTAAGTTAATTACATAAGAAATACATACCACTTATTTGTTGTCTTAGAATATACTACTCGGAAGGTATATTTTATATCGCCACTTGTTCCATTTAAAGAATGCTTAAAGGTGTAAAGGTTCTCGATAGGGATATTATCTGTCGTTGTGAAATTAATATCTACACCTTTTACTGAGTATATAGTAAACTCCTCTCCGTCTTCTGGGCTTGAAGGCAATGTAAACGTCTTTGTGCTCGAACTAACAAACAAGATAGAAGAGTCGCCTAAACCAAGTGAATAATTCTCGCTAATCACCTTTAACGAACGACGAAAACCACCATAAGTGCCACGCAAAGCGAGTATGGCATGATTATTTTTCCATCCAAATGTAGGGTCCGGGTGTATATCTAAGAATATACCTACCTTTTCAAAGTCTGATCGTGGCTCATTCCTCAGACTTAACATCATATCCTTTCCAGCAAACTTCTTAAGTGGGTCTTCACCTAATATAACTTGCCTCTTAGAGTTCTTGTAGTTATATATTAAGCAGTTGTCAAAGAGTGTTAATCCGTCACTATCTTTTCCATAACCTATCATTCCATGCAGGATTTTCCAACCAGCAATAGTTCCTTTGTTAGTATTGATAGTTCCCTCAAATGTACTATCACCAGTTACTGTGAGATTCTTAAACTTTGCTTCTTTTGCATCAATCTCTTGTGCTTGTATGCCATCTGCAACGATTCTTATGGCATCAATCAATGCTGCTGACAACTTGCCACCTTCTATAAGTACAGTTTCCTTGCCAGTGTTATCAACGAATACAGTCTTGTTAGACTTAACCTTGAACTCTCCATTTTCGAGCTTCGCTTCCACTTTCTTCACTCGCTCCTCTGAACTTTCCTCAACACTTGGAATCCACTCAGCAGCAGGGGCTGTTCCTTCTGTAACGACTGCCCAATTAACCGTAACCTCGCCATTCTTACCTTGCGGCTCTCTGTTAGGGGTAGGGTATGCATCAAAGACACATACACCATTATTAGGTAACTCATTAGGAGTGGTAAATGTATAATGCTTGACAGTGTCTTTTGCACTGTTGATTTCAAGATTTCCACCACCAGCACTCCATGCCCAGCCATCAGCAATGATATATGCTTGCAAGGTCTGTCCATTTGCAATCGATTCCTCACTGGTATGACCGCTAATAGTCATTGTGTAGGTCGTGTTTGGCTTTAACTTAATATGCGTATTGCCATTGCCATATCCATATGAGTGGTAAGTCTTTTCTAACTTACCCCCAGTAAGGAGGTTTCTTACACCAGTTCTCAGCCCATCTACTATTAAGCTGATACTTTTTGCATCCTGCTTGATAGTCGTAATATCCTTGCCATTGGTAGATACACTCTCACGCATATCATTGACTATCTTTGTGTATGATGCCGCCTCCATCATCACTTGAATAGTCCTTGTTTCAAGAACATTATTACCGCTTTTTAACTCTATGGTGAAATAATCAGGACGATTTACTGCCTCGATGTAGTTTTCAAGCCTAAATGTACCTTCACTTTTCATGCCAACAGAGATAGGCACGTTAATATTTGTGTTTGTGGCGCAAGACACGTATAATTCTCCTACCTTGCCTTTCTCGGTGATAATAGTACTGCCCTTCACGTGTTCTATCTCATATCTAAACGTGGCGCTCAGTACTCCTTCTGCATTTACCATAGCATCCTCACGAACGGCTTTCAGGCGGTAGAACTCTGCTGACTGCCCATCATATACATTGTGAATTGTTATCTGTCCTCTTGCTTGCATATTAGCTATTGATTACGCAGTCAAAGGTTGCACTTGAAACAACCTCCGCTGCCGTTATTGTTAATAATCGTCCTATTTTTTTATGAGCATCATTCCATGCTCTATCTGTTGAGCTACCGCTATTGCGCATCCATGACCACATAGAAGGTGGATATTCGTTAGAAACATTATCTGTACCCTTGTAGAGTGTCGCCTCCAACACTATACTACCTTTTCCATTACGGATAGAACCACTCTTGACTACAACTTCCAGACTATACACATCACTCTGTGACACCTGCTTTATCCACTTCCTACTGCTTTCTGTTGGTGCTTCGTTGGTAGTGTTACCTATCCCAACGTTACAAAGCCACAGAGAGCCTTGATACGAGAATCTATCATAATGACCTGCGGTAGTTCCGTCAACCCATTCTCCTCTGTCGCACACCAAAGATCCACTTACTCCTGTACCTGCTGCGGAGATAATCTCGAAGCGGTCAGAACGCACCTTTGTTCCTCTTGGCGAGAACTCATTGACGATATGACTTGTAAGGTCGTAGTTGTTGATTCCTGCATAGTCCACACGTTTCCCCTCTGATACATAGATGATGTGAGCGTATTGCCTATCGGTGTCGGTCTGACTTCCTAACTGGATAATGTCATCCTCAGCCTTTGGGATGTCATTCTCAGCCTTTGTATCATAGCCTATACAAGTATATTGTTTGCCGTCAATAGTAAGCTCAAGCGTGCCACGAATATCAGAAAGGTCTACGAAGTGGTATAATTTACCATTGATAGTTTCCGTTCCCTTGTTTACCACCAAACGCCAATAGTACCTGTTTGCAGAACTGCCTGCTGTGCGTGATACAAGGTTTGACGTCTTGCACATTGCTTGGTCGCCAAGCCTCCAATCGTTGCTTGTACGTCTGTCGCCATCATCTGCCAAGAAATAGCAACGATAAGCTGTAATTGTCTTTCCATTTGGAGTAGTGCTATACGACAATAAAGCATTGTTCACAAGCACCTGTTTGTGTGCCGATTGGAAGTAAATGGTACTCTTTACGATTGGCACACCTGTATTATCAATCGGAATAACATCACTAATATGCGCACTTGCTGACGTGAATCCAACATCGCCAGTAGTAAAGGCAAGTCGTCTATACTCCAACTCTGAGAAGGTCGCTTTCTGCCTTACATTCAATTTATCTACCTCTGCTATTGATTTCCCATAATCGTCCTTGTAAATACCAAAGCCAGCACCATCGAGAAGACCTGAATGGAAGTCACGGCTTTTAACAACATTAGCAATCAGTTCTCCGAGTTCACTAAACCCATAACCATTCTCACCAACAGCAACACCCTTCAAGAATGTAATCAATTCTTGGGCGGTGTCGGGGATATTCTTTCTTAGGAAGCGTGGGTCTACATAATTCTTTAGAAGCTCACTTGTCTGTGTGGAGTTCAGTCCGCTGCCGCTGAAATTACCCGATAGGATATTATTGACATCCTCCTTTAACTGCGAGATAGTACCCTTGACAGCTTGATTGCCAACGGTTATCTCCTGAATAATCGGGTAATCCAGCTTTGTAACCAGCCTAAGGACACGTGTCTTTAACTGATAGCCAAATCCATCGTCAAATGTAACTTTCTGACCGATATAAAGGTTTGGGTTCTTTCTTTCGAAAGCTACCGCATTAGAGGAGAATGAGTAGTTGTTGTTATCCTGCGCACGTCTTTTTATCTCCTTGATAGTTCGTGCTGCTAATTCTTCTTGTGCAAGCTTCGTTTCATGCTCACCCATTACGATGTTAAACAGTACGACCATATTACAAGTGAAGTCTGGGAGAGTATTTCCTCTTGGGTAAAGTCCCTCGCTCTCATTGGTAGGGATAATGGTATCTCCGCTTTGATACTTGAGTATTTCGTAATCACCCTTTAATATGTCAATACCACTATCACCCTCGTTTGGCTTTGATGCTATTGGATTGTTTAATTCGTGGTAGTGGAGTTCAAACCCTTCCTGCCCGTTAGGCTGTCCAACAAGTCCCTGCGTAAGGACATCATATTGCCCATCTACTGCGTGGGTGTTAACCTTAAATATTCCTTTAAGCGTGTACCCTTGTAACACCTGCTTTGTTCGGTCTATCTCATAGTCATACCAATAGTGAGTAATGATGTTTCCGCTTTCGTCCTTATCGTGAGTTATATTGATAGCGGTCTTGCCAGCTATCTTTGTGACAGACGGGAACGCCAATCGCATATACCAAATAGTATATGTCTTTTTGTTTCCTCTGCTGTCAAGTTCTATTGTGTTTGTCTGAGAGTTCTTGAGATAACGCACGTGCTTACGGACGTTATAAACATACAAATCAATATGCGGATAAACATCATCAAAGGAGAGCGCAAGCGTTTGCTTGATTTCTCCTGACGCTTCAAATGCCTCCTTTGTGATGACGTTCCCTTCTGTGTCTACATAGATATATCCGTCAGGGTAAACAGACTTGTCAAGTCCTAATCGTGCAAGCGTGGCAACGTTACCAGTACCCACAAGTGCCTTTTTAGACATATTCTTTGTTGAACCCTGCGGATAGAAACAGTTATAATACGGCTCTTTGCTATCGCTTACAGATGCTTTCTGTATATTTTCGTGTACCTTTAATGTCGGAACTTCCTCGCCAAGGTTAATGCTTATCTGACCGAAATACAAAGCCTTATGCTTCCACGATAAATGCCATTCACAAGCGTTATTCTTGCAGCCTTGAGCAATAGAAGATAATACGGAAAGTATATCATTCGATGATACGGAAAATGATACGGAACTATCTACATTACCGCAAAGGGTGAATGTAAACTTTTCGCTCTCTGTCGTTATATTGAGTGCTTCATTAATAGCCTTACAAGCGTATTCAAGTGCGTTTGTTGTTAATCCGTCAAATGGCCACTCCTGCTGCTTGATAGGGTTCTTATCCGCATCTGTGGTGTCATAGAGAAACGGAACACGTGAAAGCCACATCAAAGGGTGCTGAAATTCGAGGGTGTACTTAAATCCTTTATCGTCTTCTGTCGGTGTGTATGGACTGAGTAGCCTATACTTCAAGCCGTCATCAAAAGGTATAATATACGCACCTGCTGGCAAGGTGAGTTTTACATCACTCTGCCATGATAACCTTACAAGGTCACTTCTGCCTAATTCTTGCTCGTGTTCTGCGCCCTCTGTCAGTGTCGCATCGAGTATCTTGCTGTTATGAATGTCGTATATTACCATAATCGCAAAGATAACAAGAAAAGAAAGGGTATGGGAATGGGATAAAAACAGAAAAGCCACAACGTTTTTGTTGTGGCAAATCTTCTGATTATATGTGGTTAAATTACTTTGTAATAGCTTGCTGTGCCTATCTTTAGGTTATGCACACGCTTTACAAGTTTACGACCTATATTATAACTATCACCACATATACAGCGACCTAAGAATTTATCCCATGTTAGGTTATTCATGCAGATTGTCTTTGTGCTGCCATCGTCTAACAATATGGTATCACCACGTTTAATATCTGATTTGTGTACTTCTTCAATGTCGCAATCAACGATAACAACATTGTTCTGATGCTTGTAGCTATATGTAATATGATAGTTCTTCATTGTCTTTGCTTTTAGTAGGGTAGGCGAACCTACCCCGATGTTGATTTATGCTATTCTGACTAAGTTTGCTTTTTTGAAACAACGCCACTCGTCTTTTTCGCAATCAAAGTACACTTGACAAGTGTCTGCTGTCTTTTTCTCGCCCTTTGTCGCAGGTATTCTGTCGCTCATAAGAGTGCCGTAAGCCTCTCTCAGAGTGCCGTCTACTTTCTGAAAGTAGAACTTAACTATTCGCTTGCTAAGGGCTGCTTTCAACTTGATGTTTGCCCAAGCGCACTTTAACGCTTCTGATAATGTATAACCATTCTTGCGCACGAACTGCCAAGCAAGATTCATTACCTCTCTCATAGTGTTCTTTAATGTAGTACTCATAATCTTTATAGTTTAATAGTTTTATACTTTGTTTCTTAATCACAATGCAAAGGTAAATAATACTATTTACATAAACAAATAAAATGATAATAAAATTATTACTATTAACATAATTTAGTAAATAGTATTGTTTACATTATATATATAATAGTTATCTTTGCAATATGAGAATAAAAGAAATATTAAAAGAAAAGGGTATAACTCTTTCGCAACTTGCTGACACTATGGGCGTAAGCCGTCAAGCATTGAGTCGTCAAGTGGCAGGAAAGCTGCTTGTAGAAAAAGCAGAAGAAATTGCTACTGCTCTTAATGTGCCTATATGGCAGCTGTTCGCCTCGTCCGAAGAAGTACAAAAGGAAAATAATAACATTGTTTGTCCCCACTGCGGAAATCCTATTAAAGTAACCATAACAAAGAAATGAAGTTTAATCAGTACACATGGGACTTGTATAAACAAACCGATATCGGCAAGAAAACTATTAGTTTATTTGAAAACGCTGCCCATGATATATCTATATATGAACTTGTTTCCAAATATAATCCCATGGAGGCAAGGTTTTCAGATAAAGACAGTATGGAAGATTGTTGTGAACTTCTATGGGAACTTGCAATCAAGAAGATGCTATTGCCAACCAATATAGATGATGCACGAAATCTATACGAGCAAATAATAGATGGAGCGATATTGTTTGATGATGGAGAACCTTTTATAGAAAAAGCGGACTATAAAACATATCTCATGGCTAATATGGATATATCTTTTATGTTGTTTTTCAAGGCTCCAGAGTATTTCTTTCCTAATATATTCCGATACCATTTCTTTGACCTTATAAAAGTATTTGATATATTCGATATAGAATTGCCATTACCACCTAAAAAGAGTAATTATAGGGCACGGTGTATGTATTATTGGGAACTATGCGAGATACTATATTCTTTTCGTAAAGAAAATGGACTATCTCCGTATGAGCTATGCGCTATGCTTTATGACTTTGGTCAAGGGCTTACAAAGAATATTCCAACAGAATTGCCGAAACCGTCTAAGGCTTGGTTTATTGGCGGTAAGATTATGCCAATAGAAGATTTGGATTTTACATTTTGGCAAGCTAATGAGGATACTATGCGAGGAGATATTCTCATACACTACGAAACCTCTCCTATATGTGCAATAACATGTATGTGGATAGCGCAAACAGATGGTGTTATAGACCCGTTCTTTTATTACTATGCTAACACATACATAGGAAGTAGAATAAAGCTACCACATGTAACTTTGCAGGAATTAAAGAACGATGAATACTTTTCTTCTCATCCACTTGTCAGGAAAAACTTTCAAGGAGTAAATGGATGGGAAATAAGTAATAGGGATTATCAAGAGTTTTTGCGAATAATACAGACAAAAAAGTACGATACAAGTAAATTACCAGTCTTATATGCGCCTAAAATAGCTTGTACAAATATAAAATTAGAGAAAGATGTAGAAGAACATTTATTAATACCTTTACTTGATAGTATGGGTGTGACAGACTACATGCGACAAGTTCCATTACGGGCTGGACGCGGTGAAAGAATATATCCTGATTTTGCGTTGCATTGTACAAAAACAGATAATGGCTACATTGCCAAAGTACTTATAGAAGCAAAACTTTCCATGCGCAACAAAAAAGAAGTATATGCAGCGTTTCAACAAGCTAATTCTTACGCACATTTGTTAGAATCACCTATTATAATTCTCTGTGATAAGGAAATGATTCTTGTTTATACAAACGAAAATGGTTTTAATAGGAATAGATACAAGAAGTTCTTTTGGGAGGATATGAAAAATCCAGATAAGTTTAATGAATTGAGAGAAATAATTTACGAATTAAAATATGAATGACCTAAATCTATTCGCAATCGTGTTGATAATTTTCGGCATATTGCAAATTATCCTTTTCTTCAAGTTATGGATAATGACAAATGATGTAGCTGCACTTAGGAGAAAATTTGCTCCACAAGTTGAAGATGTACAGAAACCGCGTGATTTACTCGGCATGTGCGCCCGTATTCGTTCAAATGGGAAGCAAGTGCGCGTCGTTGCTCGTGAAAATGGTCAATACAAATGTGTTGATAGCGTAACTAACGAGCCATGTGGCACTTATTTCTATGAAGAATTGGAAGTGTTAGGGTAGCCGTTAAGCTACCCTCTTTTTATGTCCTATTGGTGGGGTTTGGCTCTATGAAAGCAATCCCGAGCTTTGCAAATGTTCGTTCCGTATTCCTTGCAAAGGTGCAACTCTTACCAGTGTATTTGAGATGATAAACATCCGTGCCGTCATTAGGAACTTGTATTGACACGTCGCCCCCTCGCATAACATCTATAAAGGATTTGTTCTTTGCGTTGAAATCTGCCACATCCCTGCCCTCCATAGTGAAGTTTAGGACAATACTGCGCTCATTGACCTTAGGAGTGCCGACATACTGAACCCCGTCTTGTGTGCGGTCGTTGTTGGTGATGTACTCCTTCATTGGGAAATATCCGTTAAGGGTATCGAGAAAGCCGTCACCCATTCTTATGCCCCATTCTGTAAAGGCATCTTTGCCGTTAATGATTAATTCTGTCATATTACATCTTTTTAAGTTCTCGTTTGATTTCTGACATATCGCCACTCATTGTTTTGAGCGTTTTATTCATTGCAGACGTGTCATCGTGGATACCCTGCAACTCAAGATATGAGTTCGCTTGTATAGTTCTCAGTTCGTCTGCAATAGACTTCTGCTCTACCGCTAACATCTGAACATCTCGCATAGATGCGTCCATTGTGCTTAATTTAGAAGTCAGAATATCCTTTATCTGGTCACGTGAGATATTTCCTGCTGTGGTGAGTGCAATGATATTACTTGCCTGCTCAAAGGTGATAGACGTCACTCCATTAGCGGTTGCCGTCTGTGAGCTGTCACCCTCTTTTGTGATGTCGAAACCTTTTGCAGCAAACCCCTCTTGTAGCTGCTTTAACAGACTTTGTGCTACTGGTAAATAGGTATTCATACTATCCACTATCTCTCCTGCAAGGTTCGCTGATGCTGCTCCGAGTTCGTTCTCGTTAATAGCCTTCATCGCATAAGCCTTGTATAAGTTAGACAGCTTATCCTCATACTTGCTAAACACATTCTTCAAAAGAAGCTGTTTAACCATATCCTTTGAAATATCCGCAAAGGTCTTTGAAGCCGAGTTCTTGAACTCAGAAAGAGCATCTTTGCCGTCTTTGAGCCATGCCCATACGGCATCTGTCATATCAGACACCAAAGGAGAGTACATCTTAGACACGTACTCATGGATAGACTTATTAAACTCATCGTATTTCTCTCTAAGTTCAACGAGTTTTTCCAATGTCTCCTTTGCTTCGCCTTGTAGCTTATGTCCGTAGTTCTTTAAGACCTCGTTAGCGAGTTCCTTATCAATCATGCCATCTTCTCCGAATAGGTCTTTGCCGTACTTCTCTTTTACCCATTCTTTGAGGTCAGCTGTTTTCTGACCTCGCCAAAAAGACTTATGCTGTGTCTGAATGCGGAGGTTATCTTTCGCTGCAACTTGCCCATTCTTATATGTGATAGAACTGACAGCAGAATCGATAGCCTTTCCTACGATAGCACCAGCAAGACCTGCCACTGCCACACCTGCTGCGGTAGCTACTGTTGCCGTTACTGCCGTAGTAGTCAACGCACCAATGACAGCCGACCCTAAAGCGCCGATAGCTGCTGTTCCTGTTCCTGCTGTAAATACACCAGCCGCAACAGCCGCAATGGCGGTAATACCTGCTACGATAGGCACCATAGCCTTTCTAAGACCCGAAGATTTGTCGATATACTTCTCTTGCGCCTCATTGAGTTTCTTGTAATAAGACTCAGCTACTTGCCCATGTTCCTCATAAGCATCTTGCAAACCTTTCAGACCACTGTCAGAGAACCAATTACTTTCCTCGTGGCGTGCTTTCATCACCGCAAGACGATAATCATTCACAGAGTCACGGAGTTTGTTTATCTCGGCTTGTTTCTGTGCCGCTTTCTCGTATAAGTCATCTTGGTTAGGAAGTACACTGCTTAACATCTGCATCAGCTGTATAGCAGCGCTGATAATTGCAAGGATAGCGCTTGCCGACTCAATAGATTTCATTGCACTTGAACCAGCTTTCCCAACAGCGGTGACGCCATCGGAGATAGTTTGGTAATAAGTCATAACAGATCCAAAGAGAGAGAATATCTCTCCTGTCTGTCCTCCTATCTTACCGCCTAACTCGCCCATCTTGTCAGCTACGCCTTGAATAGACTTCGTGAGGGTCTTGTGTGCGTTTTCTATCTTATGGGTAGTCTGTGTTACCTGCTGACCTTTAGCAGCAACGTCCGCCTCTGCATCTGCCAACTCCCAATATTCTGCGACCCACTTTTTAAGGTCTTTATTGTAGCCTATGCTCTTGACAATCTTCTCTCCGCCTTTTACTCTATCTCGTCTGCTCTCAGCGGCTTTCAGTTCGTCCTGCTGCTTGATTAACTCATCGGTGAGTTTCTTTATCATTCCGATAGGGTCACGACTGATAAGCTCGTCAATCATTCCATTGATAGCATCGAAGTATGTCTTTACTCCTTCGGGGTTGAGCGCCTCTCCTGCTGCTTGTTTAACCTCACTGAACCTACCAATAAGGCTGTTTAGTGTATCGGTAGATGCCCCTTTGAGGTCGTCAAATGCCGCTACATAGTTAGGGTCTTTCTTTAGCTGTTCAAAAGCAAGTGTCATCTGTTCCTTGCCGTAGTTTGCCCTCGCTTCTGTCAGCGTGCGATATAAGGTGTTAACTCTTTCTCCATCACCACGTTTCTCAGCTTCTGAAATAGCCTTATATATATCAGATACCTCTTTTGAGTATTTCTTTACAAGGTCTGTCTTCTTGTCAAAATAAGACTCATTGGCTTTGATAAGGCTATCTTCATAGGCTATCTCTGCATCTTTGAGTTTAGCAATTTCCTCGTCATACTTATGCCATGCTGCCTTTGTTTTTGCATCATAGTTCTTGTACTCTGCATCTGTATAGCGGTCGTTAGAGGAAGCATAAGAGTACTCAGAGCTGTTGTAGAAGTTCTTTCCCTTATTCTTTGGGTTTGCCTCCCACTTTTGCTTAGCTTGCTCGATACGTTGCTGCTTGATGTCCTCAAATGCTCTGTCGATAGCCTCTTGCTCTTTCTTGCGGTTGAGTTCTATCTGTCGGAGTTTCTTCTCGTTGCCGTCTTTGAGGATGTTTATCTCTGCCTGCTCGGTTTCGTTTGCCAAGTCCTCCGCTTTTCGCCTATTCTCAAGTTTCGCTTTTGTTTCAATCTCAAATGCTTTCTCGTTGGCTTCGTTCTGATGCTCGGCTGCTTTCTCTGCGGCTTTTGCTGCTTTTTCACGTGCTTTCTGTGCCTTTTCACGTTCTTTCTGTGCTTTCTTAGCTGCTGTTTTGGCACTCTTTGCACTTTTAGCAGATGCTTTCTCCTCGCTATCTAACGAATTCCCCGATAGTTTCTTGTAGCTTTCGTTAGCCGTATCAAGTTTCTTTTGAGCCTCCTCTACTTGTGCAACAGTCGCTTTGCCACTTTTTTTTAGGTTTTCCAGACGAGTTCTTGCTTTTAATACTTCTGATTTTGCGGCATTTCTTGATGCAACCCATAGCGGTTGAGTTTTTCGTGATTCCTTAATACCATTTACATAAGTAGATAGTTGTTCTATCTCCTTTGAAGTTAAAGACACCCCCTTTAGTTCTTTATAAGGGAATACGATGTTTCTCTTGCTGCCTTTATTTTTCTCTAAAGTTTTTGATAAAGCATTAAGCCTCTGATTGCTCATTTTACCAATAGTATCTTGGTATCGAGATATTGCATTACCAGCCGCGACTCTCTTTGCTTGATATCTTTCTCCGCTTGCAAGTCTATCATAATATTCCATTATATCTTTATATGGAACAAACGCACGCACACTCCACTCTGACCTATTATGTGCTTTGGCATACTGAGCAATGGCATCATCTTCGATTTTTGAATCTTTATCAGATATATTACCTCCGCTTAGTTTCTTTTCTCCATTCGCATGGAGTGTTTTACTTATCTGAGTGTACTTATTAGACTGTTGTATATGTGATTCAACGGCTTTATTACCATCTATTACAGCTATTTCACGCTTCATTTGGAGTATATTCTTCAAATGCCCCTCCTCGTCAATATACTTCTGAATTATAGAAGGATAACGTGAAATAAGAAGATTCATAGCTTTTCTTCTGTCATCTGTAGCTGATTTATCATCACTTGCCACAGATATAGCCTGCTCCGTAGCTGCTTTATATTGGTCTTGTTTTTCTTTTGCATCTTTGAATGTTTCATTAAGCGTATTTTGAGCAGCATCAAGTTCACTAATACCATCACTTGTTGCTATGATTGCTCCAATAAGAGTTCCCAAAGCCGCCGCTGCTGCTACATAAGGATTGGCGAGCATTGTCATATTGAGCAACTTTGTAGCCTTTTCCAACAATAGCATACGTGTATATGCAAGCGTTTCAGCAATGGTATATCCATTTGTTGTCATTGTTGCTAAGGCTACAGCCGTCCGATATATTCCAAACGATGTAGCAAGACCTACTATAACACGTCCTACCTGCTCGTAGTTCTCGACAAGGTACGTTGCAGCCTGCACGGCACTCATAACAACTCCCTCACCCTTAGAGCCTATCTCATTGAACATGTTATCAAAGGACTCTTGGAGCATTGAAATCTGACCATTGAGAGTCTTTGCGCCCTCTGATGCCATACCAAAGAACTTACCACCTGCACTTGTGGCAGAGATAAATGCATCCTGCACCATCTTTGAAGTGATAGCACCTTTCGACATCTCGTTTTTGAGTTCACCGATAGACTTGCCCGTTTTGCGAGCGATTTCCTCAAGTGGGTTGAACCCAGCATTGACCATTTGCATGAGGTCCTGTCCCATCAACTTTCCTGCACTACTCATCTGTGAGAAAGCAAGTGCAAGGGAGTTGAACTTCCCTGTGTCACCCATAGAGATGTCACCGATAGCCTTTAGGTAGTCAATAGACTTCTCTGCCTCGATACCAAAGGATGTCATCATCTGTACCGCACCGACCATATCCTTTGTGTTCAGCGGAGAAGCAAGGGCATATTCTTTAATTTGCCCCATAATATTGCTGAGACGTTCCTCGTTACCACCTAAGAGGACTTTAAGGGATGTTTCCATGCTCTCGAACTCTGCACGGACGGATATAATCTTTCCTGCGAGTTCCTTTAATCCCATACCGCCAAGAAGTAACCCACTCATCTGTTTGAGTTTACCAGTTAGCATATTCATGGTTTCTGCCGTTCCGCCACCTTCCTGCCTTAATGATGCGTACTCGTCACGGAGTTTCTTTACTGATAGCCTTGCCGTTGCCTGCTCTTGCGTGAGCGCAAATAAAGAAGCCTTTTCTTCATCAAGAGCCTTTTTGGCTGCTTTCCACTCTGCAAGTTTGGTATCAGATGTCAAAGGAGACGACTTAACAGACTCACGATAAGCCTCTCCCAAACGCTTAACATCAGCGGCAACGTCCCTAACTACTCCTTTCTGAGCAATAATCTTCTCTGTAAAGTCATTGACACCCTGCGAAGCTGCAAATATCTTCTGCTTAAAGTCTGTTTCCATTGCAGCAGATGTTTCAGCAATCTTACTTGTGACATTCCCTAATTCCTTAGAAGTCTGTTGTAATTTACTATTCAGCTTATTAAAGGATGTAGGGTCTTGAATAGCATCTACACCTTTAATCTCCTGCTTTAACTTCGCTATCTCATCTCGTAACCGCTGAACCTTTTCATAGTCTGCTTGTACACGGAATTTCAATTCTGCCATACCTATTTTCTTCTCCTTTTTGCGAGTTCCTTACCACTGATTTTCTTCACCACATCACCGAAAGCCTCGTGTTGCTTGTCTTTCTGCATGATAATGAGGTTACGATAAGGAATTTGATTAACTACTTCGTCATACGTCAGATGCAAGCTATCCATGAATGACGCTATTTGCCCCAAAAGGGTTTTATTTCCGACTACTTCGGTGTTGCTGCCAGCAGGCTTGCGTTCTTCGTCAAACTGACAGCTTTCAAGAAAGGGGCAATGCCGATAAGGTCAAAACCTGCTGCAAGCGCATCTACAACCTCCTCAAGAGTTCCATTGCATAATTCCTTTGTCTTGGATAAATCGCCCACCATAAGCCACGAGAGAGCCTTTGCGTATGCTTCACTATCCTTTGCAGATAGGAGCATCTCTTTTATCGAACTGCCCTCTGATAGATTTATGTCACTGATACACGATATAGCACCTGCCAACCGCTTAATAGTAGGAGGCTGAATAGCGTATGCTTGATTATTCACGTAGACAATCGCATAGTCATTGCCTAAGATTGCATCTGATACTAATTTACTTGCTTTACTCATACTGAAAATAAAAAAGGGTGGAGGTGGTCTTTTCGCCACGTTCCACCCCGATGTTATCCTGAAACTTTACCTTATGCCAAAGCCTTTACCTCTGATTCATCAAAGTTATACTCTGGCGACACGCCATCAGCAGTAGGAGCCTGAACAAGACCCTTGACTGCAATAGCGATAGCCTTATCGGTGTTTGCCTCACGTGCTACAATCTGGCAGTTAGGGAAGATGAACCATACATCGTCCTCAGTCAGACAGAACAGAGCCTTCTTGATGACAACCTTGTCAGTAGCTCGTTTCCAACCAACGATGTCATCCTTATCAGAGCCTGCACCGCCCTTCTTGATGACTTCACCACCCATAAGAGCAGCTTTGGCGGCATAGTCATACTGACCGATTGAGAACTGAGGGGTAATCTCTCCTTGAGTGGTGTCATAGCGATATGCCTGACCCGTGAGTTGGTTCTTGTATGGAGTAACGGAAGCCTCACTTTCCTCAATGTTCCATGTTTCACCATGCACGTTCAGCACCTCATTCTTAGCTGTCTTAGCAGCCTTGATGATTGTACTTGCACTTGCTGCGGTAAGGTCATTCTTGATTACGGAAATGTCAGCATAAAAAATCTTCTTAATGCCGACGGCTGAAATTTTTCCCATATTTACTTTACGTTTAATGCGTTAAACAATATTCTACAATTAATAAAATGGCACTTCAAAGCAGTGTCCGCTTCAATGTGGATAGTATCTATCTCATAGTTGTACCTTGTTCCGTCAAACTCACCCGTTACGCTTTTGAAGAGTTCTTTTGCCTTTCGCTCCAATTTCTTTAATCGGAGTGTGTTAGCAATTTTCTCCCCCAAATCGGGAACACACAGATTGATGTCACAAAAGCACTTCTCCCAATATTTGCTCGGTGTCTGTCCTTTCACGTGGATAGTGATACGTTCATCTTTCAACTCCCCATTAATGGTTTTGCCGAAAGGAACTATCTCTATCCCAAACGCCTTGCAATCTCGGTAGAGAATATCTGCTATGTCGGTAGTTACTATCATTCAAACATTTCTTTTAGTTTCTTCTCTGCTCTCAATGCAGGGTCACTCAGTACAACAAACCCCTTTGCCTCGACATATGATGCGTAAGGAGCGGTGTTCTCTAATGTCAGCCCGTCCTCGTCTACATCGTAGGCGTTGGACGTTCTCAAAGTAAGTGTGTGGTCTTGGTATGTTCCGCTTTCCTCTGCGTCCTTTACGGCTGCATCGCCAACGTCTATCATACCTTTCTGAACCTCCCACTCTAAATTATCAAAGAACTGGTCTACATCAGAGAAATCACTATCTATAACCATAATTCAGAGTTATTGAAATAGTTAGCATTCTTTACAATGTAAACCTTGCCTTCTCCTCGTACGTTTTCCCCCTCAAGACATCTTACCTCTGTACCTGCTTTAATATCGACATTCATCTCACATACTACGTGGAAATTAGGTCTGTACACATCACCATTAGGAGAGTTGAACTCTTTTGTGGTGTTGTCATCACAACGGCACTTACAGAGCGTTACCCACTCTTCACCTCCCGTGTTAGGGATTGGGTGTCCGTATTCGTCCTCTTGGAGTGGTGTTACCCTTTTAACCTGCAATATGTGTGGCGCGAATATCATAAGATGCGTATCTTCGGTTTATTGTCGTTGAGTTCATCCTTCAATCCGTACTTCTTACAAAGGAGAGAGTAATAATCTTTTACGCCTTGAGTGTTCCACGACATAGAGAAACCGCTCTCATTGATAGAAGTAGGACGAAGCAAAAGGGATGGAATAAATTGGGCAATAGCAACAGAGATATTATCAATTACATCTGCATCAACATCGTCCTCTATATTCACACGTGCATTGAGAGACATATCCAGCAAGTCAGCCTCCGACACTTGTATGCCGAAGGACTGAAACTTGCTTGATATGTAGTCCCTTACGTTCATTTTGTCAACTTAGTAAGGTCAAGTGTGGTAATGAGAGTTGGGTCTGCAATCTGTGGAATCCACTCAGCGGTGTACTCTAAGTAACGTCCGTTGTGGTCACGATTAGCAGCTACAAGCATATCACCATCACCAGTAGGAGTATAGGTCATGCCTGGCACTGGGTCGGTCTGCTCATACGGCGTGTGGTAGCGCATATAGCCAACCTTATCCTGTGGGAGGAGTGTGATATGACCATCTGCATAAACCTGTATGTTCTTGCCGTTCTGTTCCTTCACGTAGTCATCCTTGATTTCGATAGCAGGGAGACCAATACCCGTGAAGAGGTCAGAGGCAAGAGCAGACGTTACAAGACCCGTAGAAAGATACATCTGATTAGAACCAAGCTGCATCTTGAACATCTCACCGAACTCAGAAGAACCGATGATGTGCTTCATGAATGTGCCACGGCTCATAATCATCTTTGAGTACTTACCGAAGTCAGGAGCAAGCTCGTTAAGTTTGTTCATGAGGTAAGTAACCATCTTCTTCTTTGTGCCGTCTATAACGTCACTATCCTGCAACTCGATAGCATTCATAGGAAGCTCAATGTTGAGGAACTCTGTAGCGTTCTGCTCTGATACTGCCTTGTCCTTGTTGCGAACGGAAGCCTTACCCGTCATAAGGAGGTCGCCAACAACCAAATCCATGCGCTTATGAGCAGCAAGCATTACCTGACGATAGTCATCGTAAATGAAACTGATGATATCGTTGAGTGCTGAAACCTGCCCTGTAGCGTTCGCCTCATTGTACTTATCAAGCAAATCCTGCAACTCTGATAGGCGGTCTACGCTCATTTGATAGCGATCGCCAAGATAAGCAATCTCACCAACTCCGCTGCCCATGTTCTTACGCTCACGGATTGGCTTTTCACCAAATTGAGAGTTGATAGAACCTGCCATCACGCCACGAACAGAACCGATATAGTCCTTGAATACTCGTGTAGTGGTCTTACGCCAGTCGAGGAACTCCTGCCAATAGATAGCGTCCGTTCTTGTTTGAAGGACACGATTAATAACTGCACCTACAATAGCAGGCTCGTTAAATAATGATTGAATAGTCAATGCCATAATATGTCCTTTCTTTTACTCGTTAAACTGGAAGTGAGGGAGGTTAGCCTTGTCCTTCTGTGAGAAAGGAGTGACCAACTTCTCTGGTTCAATCTCAAATGCTCTCTGCAAGAGTGCAACGGAGTTAATGCCGTCTGCAACCTTATGACTTTCATAAAGTGCAGAGTTTGCAACATTCTTAGGGGTTGTGCCGTCTGCTGCCTTAGCCTCAAACAACACATCACCAGTCTTCAATGCACCGATAGCAGCAGAGAGAGTGAGCTCGTCGTACTCTGCCTTTGACTTGTCAATGGCGTTAACTGTTGCGCCCTTAGTGCCGTTGCCGAGGATAGTTCCCATAACCACGTATGAACCCTTAGCAATCTTCACCTTGGTGTCAGTTGCACCGACATTCTCCTTTACGAGAACATTAACCACAATCTTTGCGGTCTTTGCCTTGAGGTCGGCTGCAATAGGAGTGAATGAAGGCACATAGCTGCCTACCGTCAATCCTGCGACATCAAGGACGTAATTGCCCCGGCGACGAAGACCAGTAGAGACATCGTAACGCTCTTCATGATCTTCCTTTGGTGGCAAATTGTACTTAAATCCTGCCATAAATTACTTTTTGTTTTGTTCTACAATCTCTTGTGTTCCCTTGTTGATTTGTTCAGCAATGGAACTAATCTCGCTTTTGTGTTCGTGGTTTCCCTCTTCGGGAGACTTTGCGAACTGGAATCCACCATTCTGCATCTCCTGCTTTACATCGGTGAAGTACTGATTAAGGTCTACATCATCAGCGATTTGCTTTCCTTTATAGACATATTCAGGGATACCGAATGACTTTGCCACTGCTGCAATCTGTTGGTTGCGTTCGTCCGCCTTTGTCTTTGCGTCCATTGCAGCTAACTTCTCGCTCAATGTCTTATTAGAATCAATAAGACTTTGCGCCCATGCTGGCACTTGTTCCGTTGTCTGTGGAGTTGGTGTTGGCGGTGGGTCTTGTGGCTTTGGTTCCTCGATTGGCTTTCCGTCCTTGATGTTGTGTTTCTTCTCGTAGTTCGAAACTGCGGTTTTCTGCGCACCATCAGCCCGATAGTCGCCATAGCTTGTTAGTACGTCTTGAAAGGAGATACCCTCAACGATAGAGTTTACCTTGCTCTCGTCCGTTACTCCTTCAGCTTTCTTACTTGCGATACGCTGAAGGGTGGCATCATCAGCCCCTTGGAATTTGGTTCTGAGTCCTGCCAAAATTTGTTCGTAAATGTTCATACTTTATAAAGTGTTAACTTGAATAAATCTTTTCAAATTTACACATTATAAAAAGGGGATTTGTATTTTTCAGTGGCTGAGAAATGACAATAAGACGGTTGTAATAAAAAGCCGCCTATACTCACGTACAGACGGCTGAAATAATGCATAAACAGTTATATAATGAAGCTATTCTTTTGTTTGTGTTGTTGGCTGAGTTTCCTTTTTATCTTCTTTGATTTGTTGCAATTCGTCTTGCAACTCGCCATAGTTGGAACAATAGGCAACGCCATGTTCTGTTGACCACACGCCACCACTGACGGCAGCTGCTGCCGTGTCAACCTTATCTCTTTCGCTATCAATCATGAAAGGAACAATCTCCGTTTCGATGTTTACAGTCTTACTTGCAGCTTCAAGTGATGTGTTCAGCGTGCCAACAGCAGACGTAAGGAAGTTAACACGTCTTTGGAAAAACTCTCCCAATTCCTCTGCGTGATTCTGTACTGCCATGTGAGCAGCCATAAAGACATATCGGAAAGACGTACCACTAAGAATATTACCAGTGCCTTTGAGTTGGTCGAATGATATACGAGGAGTGTTCGTCTGTCCGTACATCTGATTGAGATATGTTTCTATCTCTACCTTGATAGGGTCGGAGGATTGATTCCATGTGAGATATTGTGCATTTGCGCCATCTCCAGTCAGCTGCATCATTCTGTTACGAGCATCACCGCTTAAATTGTCGGGTTGCAGCTCACCAAATAGCATAAGGAGAGGAAAGAAATGATTATCAATACAATCAGCATAACCACTCAAACACTTCTCTAATCGGACACGTAACTGCTTAACCTTTGCGCATAACGGCTCGGGGCGAAAAGCGTACATGACAGGGAGCTTCTTAAACTGATGTGCAAATGTACGTTCTACATTCTCCGACCATGTCTTATCAAGTTCCCACTGATACACCTTATCTGCGGTAATAGTCATGAATACGGTGTGTTCGTTGCCGTCTAAGTCTTTCTTCTTGTATTCACGGGAGAAAGCTATCATGTTGCCATTATCGTCAAAGAAAGGATATAATGTATCACCACGGAAAGGCGACCATATTTGTGACCTTAACTGATATTCTGGTACTTTATTTCCAAAGAGGGATGCAATTCTGCGCTTTAGATGCGCCCAAAAGCCATCATCTTTGACTACGTACCAATACTCCGCCACTTCCTGCTCTGATAGCCACGAACGGACTAACTTGCGGTTTTGGAATTTCAGTTTATTCTTCTTGAATACCTGCTTGACAGTTTCAAACACGTTCTTCTCTCCATCGTCTTCTGGGGTACAGTCAAGCGTGGGTTCCGTACCTACACAAAAGGCGGTATGGATGTTTACTATATCCTGCTCAATAGGAATTGCAATGCGGTTAGGCTCTTTCATCTCATATTGTGCAGGTATGTGCATTGTTTTTCCGCTCTCGGGGTCAAACTTATCCTCTGCCATCTTTACAAGGACTTTAATCTTCTTGTAAAGGTTGGGGTTCATGATGTCGTGTTTCTTCATGTCCCAATCAGCAAGATTTGCTGATGTGTCGGGGAGAGGATTGCGCCTGCCTTTCTTGAGATAGCTAATCTTCTTATCAATATCCTCAAGTGCAAGGATGTCATCTAATGTCTTTATCATATTGTTATCCTATTTATAGGGCAAAGGCTGCTGCCATATCGCCCTTTGGTTTCAAAATCTTTCCTAATAGTTGCCCAAGGACATAATAGCGGACAGCATCTATTCCGTGGTTATATTTGTCTATTGGTTGGTTGATATAGTTGCCGTCCTTATCCGTGTCCCATACATACTTTCTGAACTCTGTACGGAGGTTATATGACCGCTCTGTAACAAAGATATGGTCAAAGGATAGCATCTTGTCTATTCCTGCTATGATAGAGTTGCCACTCTTATCTACGGGGTAAATCTTTATACCTGCGTTATGTATCTCTTGTATCAGGCGAGGGTCGGCACTCTCGGAGAATACCTTTAAGTTGCCAAAGCGTTTGAGTTCCTTTGTAATGTCAGATGATAACATTCCCGTACGATAGAAGATTTCATCAAGATACAAGTCATTATCAATGATACCGCATAATATTCCTGCGCTTGGGTCATGGGTAAAACCAAAGTCATCACCAATAGCAACCTTTTTACACCATTTAGGGAACTCCTTAACAACTCCGATTTTCTTAAACACTGCACCTTCTGCAACATCTGCCCATCTACCCATGACGGTGTGCGCATACTTCTCGGGGTTGTTAGCTTTCATGTCCTCAACCTCCTTAATGAACTCATGGGAAAGGTTCTCAGCGTTGTCTAAGTAAGTAGTATGGATATGTAGTACATTTGGATGTGTACTAATCTGAACAGGCACACCATCATACATCACCTCCTTATGGGTATTCTCTATAAACCGCTTATAAACCCAATGGTTATTGTCCGTAGGGTTCATAACAATAATAATTCGATTCTGTATTCCTTTCTGACGGATAGAGAGCATAATTGTTTCAAACTCTCTCTCTGATACCCACTCCTCTGCCTCGTCAACTACAAAGGTCGTAACGCCGTGGATAGATTTCAGCTTTGCGGTTTGGTTTCCCGAGCTTGTCTTGATACCCCTAAACATCACTGCACCACCACTGCGGAGGTTCTTTACATCCGTCTTGGTGTGGGTGTACCATTTCGAGTTTCCATCAAGCTCCACTTTCTCCATGAACTCAGGGATAACAGACATTCCAGCAGACACCATTGTGTAACGAGTATATAGTATCTGGTGGACTATTCGCTTTGCAGGAGTAGGATGTTTTACCTCAAACAACAGACGCTCAATGAAAGTGGAAACATTGAAAGACTTTCCACTTCCTCTACCACCAGTAACAAGAATGATGAACTTATCCTTGTTATGGTACAACGGAGCATATATCTGCTGAGGATTTATTCTATTCATTTGTGTTATCGGTCATCCATTTGTCAATGTCGATACCATTCTCGGAGTAGAGCGCATCTTCATCGGTCTGCTTGTTCTCCATTTTGCGCCATGTCGGGTCATGGTGATAGAGTAGGGTAGCAATAGCCTGCATATTAGGGGGCAACTCAATTTCGGACTCTTGCACCACTGCTTTATCTGTCAGCGTCACCCATCCAGTGCCACCGCAATGAGGGCATTTCTTGTCTGCCCCCATACATTCGCACTTGTCCTGAACGAACTTCACGATCCTTGATTTGGTCTTCTTTCCACCAATCGCACCTTTGATGTATGTACCACGAAGCAAAGCTACAATTCTTGTCCGTCCATGTGCTAAGACGTTAGTTATACGCTCTCCACGCCTTTTGTTTTCTTCATCCGTCCAATTCTCATAGTTGCCGTTTTTCATGCAAGTAAATACCTCTCTGCATAGATTAAGCTCGTTTGCTATCTCCTCATCCGTGTATCCGTTCATTGCAAGACCTTCTATGCGCTTGTAGAAATCTTCACTATCGTAGTCGTGTTTTGGTTTTGCCATATCTTTTAACGATTATAATTTGCTTTTATCGAATATTCTCTTTACCTTTGCAATATAGATTGATGGTCGCATCGGTAGCGAGGCACCCGAAAGGCTGCATATTGCAAGGTTCAACTCCTTCGCCAATCTACTTAGGGGCTTAATTGCCCCTATTTTATTTTTGTATATTGTGATGCGTTCATTTTGTTTTTATCTACTACTCCAATAGAAACTACTTGATTGTAATATCGTTTACCTATCTTCTGATTAGGTTCTATTACAACTTTCAATACTTTGCCTTTAGAATATTTCACGCTTGATACATAGATTAGGCGGCTTCTGTTTCTGTCTATATAGACATTTTTCGGTTTCTTTACCGCTGATTCAACCATTCTAAATCTATGTGTATTTACCGTTGCCCCTTTCTGTTTCTTTGGGTGATTACGATATTTCAATATGGTTTTATCGGTGATAGCAGCAAGTTCGGACTTTACTACAATACCCTTCCGAGACAAGTCCCTTAGATATGCTTTGTTTGTCCTACCGAAAATATACACAGACTTCCTTACTCTTCCGCTTGCAAGGACTTTATCTGCAAATCCTTGTAGGTCTCTTGTGTATCTCCGTTTGCTACCGTTTAAACCATATATCAATATACCTTCACCCATTATTCAGTTAAAAGGGTTTCTATCTTTTCTGAGAATACTTCACCTTTGAGAAACTTCTCATCGGGGTTAAAGCCGAACTTCTCGCAAAACTCTACTTTTGCATCCCAATTATCGAATGATAGCATAAGGTAAGCGTCCATGTCTGCGGCTGCCTTTGTAGCGACTTGTTTCACTTCTTCTTTTACTTGCTTCATGTGAGCAACCTTTTCCGCTCTCTCGGCTTGCTTTTGTGCTACTTCTGCTTGTCTTTCCTCTCTGACTGGTTCCATGAGTGTTTCGAGTTTATCAGCGATGGTGTTTTCTTCTTCTGTTTGAAAGTGAAAGTCCACACCGATAATATCGAGGTCTTGCTCGGTTAGTCCTGCATCCTTGTAGTCAATATCGGGAATAAGCTCACGGAGTGTATCGTAATCCCACTCTCCTTGTGCTGACGGGTTGTTGAGCAAGATAAGAAGTTCTTTCTCTTCTTTCTCCTCAACGTCTATCAAGTCTACTCGGATAGGATAGTCATTATCCTTTGTATCGGGGTTGTACTTTTGGAGTTCGTCCATGACCGAAAGTCGCTGGTGTCCACTTACAAGAGTATATCCTGTCCGCTTGTTCACCACGATACCTCCGACCATGCCGAACTTCTTTATACCACGTTTGAGAGCCTTGCGGTTCTCTTCGGGAATTGTACGAGGGTTCTGCCCGTGAAGTTTTATTTGAGAGCGTAGGAGTTCCACGCTCTCTGATGTGAAGTATTTGTTATCCATCTGACTTGTCTCTTTAATTTGTTATCCTGCTACTGCGCCATATCCGTGCTGCTGAACTGCACGACTTTCCGCCCTTGCAATAAGCCTGTCTCTTGACTGCTTAGCTTTTCGGCTCAATGCACTTGTTTCCCAAGTATTCTTTCTCCGCCAATTCGCCTCGCTCAATCTTTCAGCCTGTGCGTAAATTTGTCTAAGAGTTTTTCTTGCCATAATTCTAATTTTTTACTTATTATCCTACTACTACACCTTTTGATTTTGTACTCATATAGGTGGAACGAGAAACTTTTTTAAATGGTTGATAATGAATTTCTCCGTTAACAACAATATTTGTTTTCCCACTCTTTTTTATATTTTGTGCATAGCGCTTAAATACGGCATTCGCTTTGTTTACTCGTGCGATACTGCCTAAACGCTGTATCCTCATCAGTTGTGTAGCCAAATCATTCAATGACTTTCTTGCCATAATTATTCTTTGTTATCCTGTTTATAATTCTGTTCAAATAAAATTCTCTCACTCATTGGAAACACCTTGTATATCTTCTGCAAGTCTTGTGGATAGTGTTCATTAAGCCATGTGAAACAATCTATGTTAAAGCCAATTCCGTTACTTGCCTTGTTGCCGTATAAAACTGGTTGTGGCAAACGCTTCATGCGCATATAGGATTTAACGTCTTTCTGCGTCCATGATGCAAGCGGATAGACTAAGCCGTTATTTTCATACTCGTTAGCTTCATAGCCTTTGAGCATAAGGTTTCGGTTCATGCCGTCCGCTTTCTTCATGCCCAAGAACGTGTAATAAACACCTGTCTTCATTCTCACTGCCTTAATCACATCAGCGAGTTTTAGCAGCTTAACTTTAGGATTAGGCACGCAATACAAACCACCACGAAGAATATAAGTTAAATTCCAATGAGGAACTTGAATAAACTCTACCTTTGGATATTTCTTATTCACCCACCTTATCCAACCATTGATGTGATCTAAGTCCTTGACAAAGTACATAAACACACATACAACTCTTTCAAAGCGTGGATAAACTAAATCCAAAGTAACGAGCGAATCCTTGCCAAGTGAGCACATAACAATGCAAGATGACTGTTTCTCAGCCACCCTGCATATTACGTTATGTGCCTCTTGTAACTTGTTCATTATCCTGCGCTCATTCCAAAGCCCTTACGGAGCTGCCTATATACAGTCTTATGACTGCCCAATTTATTACCAGCTACCAACTGATGACGTCCACTATTGCCCAGATAAGAACCTGTTGCACCTGCGATACGACCTTTCAGTGTTTGTGCATTTCTTCTTGCCATAATCTTTCATTTTGATTATTAGACTTTCTTCGACTTGTCCCTTATGTTGTGTGAAAGTACCTTACCCAAGTCAAACACTACTTGCTCAGCGACCCATACAAGCGGGTTGCCGTCTTTGTCCCTGCCATGCTCGTAAGTTATAGGCTCTTTATTCTCATCTACGAATATCTCGCAATGAGCACCTAACACTTCTACCAAAGCATTATCTCTGTCTTTGTTGTAACCAACATAGAATTGAATAGCATCATACTTGATAGGCTGCGCATTGCCGTCTGCATCTTCGATTTCAAACCCTTCTTCATCAAGCTGCAATAGCTTCTTGATAGTAGTAGGACGAACCTCACGAAATTCTTGCACCTTGCGGCCTGCAAGGATAGCATCGAAAAACTTTTGTTTGATGATAAGATTTAATACTTTCATACGACTTTTCTCTTTTTTAATGTATCACAAAGATACGATTTAACATTATTATATTTAGAAAAATCCGCCCTGTATAACCTACAATGGATGGATTGTTGTTTAATACTCTAAGGGTAGGTTTAAGTCTTTTACCTTTGTTGGCTTAAATCCTCTATCTCTCTCAACTCTCAGACCCCATTGACCTGTTACGCTTTCTAACTGAGAAAGCGTAAAATATCCATATTCAGTATGTTGACCTACGATGATACCGAAGAACTCATAACCATTATCTGCCTTCTCAGCTTCGAGTACATACCACGTGTAACCCTGCAAGAAGAACTTGCATACTACTACGGCATCTTTGACCTTGCCATCTTGTGAATACAAAGGGTACTTTGCTAACTCTTTCTCTAATTGCTTTGTTATCAGTTTCATAACCTTTATAGTTTAATAGTTTTACTTTTTTGTTTAGCAGATGCCTGCCATTGCGATAGAAGTTGCTTTGTTCACGATAGCACCAGTCCATTTAATTCTGAAGCCATTGAAGAAATCCATAATGAAAGACCTTATAGCTAATCTACTTGCACAAGCCTTATGTCTTTTCTTGCTAAAGAATATAATTGCTTCTTGAGCTGCTATCTCGCAGTCTGTAATGTTTGCATTGCGAATGAAAAATGATGTAGACTTCATAATCTTATAGTTTAATAGTTTTATACTTTGTTTCTTAATCACAATGCAAAGGTAATGCAATATTGTGATATTGCCAAATAAAAGTACAAGTAATTTTGGTATTTAACACAATTTAATAATGTAATATTGTGCTTTTGTTGCTTACTTATCAAAATATTACTATTTTTGCACTTGTATAATAATAATGTAATATTTGTATGCAAATAAGATTAAAAGAAATTATGCAAGAAAGAGGTATCACCTCTATTGCGCTTGCATCAATGGTAGGGTTGTCAAAAAACACTATTAGCAACCTTATTAATAATAAGACAATGCCCTCTCTTGATACTCTCAATGAGATTGCGGAGAAAATTAACGTGCCTCTTTGGCAACTTTTTACAGAGCCACAAAAGTATGAGTTTTCCGCTATCATTGACTATAAAGGGGAACTAAAGAAGGTCACATCGATTGAGGAACTTGAAAAAATAGTGCAGGAGATTAAAGAAAATAAATAATAGGTTATGGAGAATAAATTACAAGCCAAATATGAAGGTACATTAAACTTAGGAAATGCCCTCTTAGATGTTGCTGTACTTGAAAATGGGCAACGTATAATTAAACAAGCTGCCGTATTCAAGGCTTTAGATCGTCCAGCAAGAGGAAATTCTCGTGTGATCGGAATACCCACTTTTATGGATGCAAAAAACTTACAACCTTATGTAAATGAATATGTTAAGGGTGTGATCAAGAAGGTAGAATATTTGGATATAAAAGGTTCTGCTCAACAAGGCTTTGATTGCATGATATTACCTGCTGTTTGCGATGTGTATCTAAGAGCAAGAGAGGATGGAGTTTTGCTTCCCACTCAAATCGATACAGCGCAGAAAGCAGAGGTACTCATGCGTTCCCTTGCAAGAGTTGGTATTACTGCACTTGTAGATGAAGCAACTGGCTATCAATACGATCGTGAGCATGATGAGTTACAAAAAATACTCAAAGCGTATATTTCAGAAGAATTATTGCCGTGGCAAAAGAGGTTTCCTGATGTTTTCTACAAAGAATTGTTTCGTCTTAACGGATGGAATTATACGGTCAATGGTATAAAAAAACGCCCTGGTGTTATAGGGAAATGGACAAATACAATAATTTACGAAGAACTCCCTAAAGGTGTATTAGAAGAATTGAAAAACAAAACACCAAAGAATGCATCTGGTAACAGGACGGAACGCTATCACCAATATTTGTCAGAAGATATTGGCGAACCGAACTTGGAGAAGCAAATAAATAAGGCGGTAACTCTTTTTCAGGTGTCAGATAATATGAAGCAGTTCTGGTCTAATTTCAAGAAAATGAAAGAAAGACAGGTCGGTCAGTTGGAAATTTCCTTTGAATTTGACGAAAAAGGACATACTAAAGAATAAAAGTGAGATGATTTTCTTTTTGGACATGGGAGAGCCTTTATAACCCTAAGTTTAAAGTAGTCGAATTTGACCACTTTAGAAAATCGGCAGGTCTACCAACTATAAATACGCATTCTGGGTGATTGCCTACTATATCGGTAAAGTATTAGAAGTCCATAGAAAGTAAAATCTTATTCATAAGCTCGTCAACATTTTGGCGAAAATCTGAATAAGTGGTATAAAGTACCATTAACTCTGTGCATGTTGCTGAAATAACGCTTGCACACGTTACTTTGGTAGCTTTGGTGATGGCACGTCTAAGTCCTTGTGGCATCTTGCCACCAAAGAATTTATTAGGAGAGTAAAGGTAGATGACAACGAAGATAAACTCTTTGCGGTCGTTTACCTTTATTTCTTTGCCCTTTAATTCCTCAAATACCTTGTAAATCTTCGGAATGAGATTTAAGTCCTTTAATTTAGGAGAAGTAGCAATCTCATTATCTACTATGGCTTGACGGAGTGCCGTGCGCGCCTTTTCTATTCTCTTGATTGTTTCGATTATCTGCTTCATTTATAGAGTTTTCAACAAAAATATAGCAAATAATCTTAAATAATCAAATTTGTTTAGATAAATTTTTACATAGTAAGTAAATAAATACAACAAAATTTACTTGTTTCAGTGTGTTGCTCAGTGTGTTGCTCAGTGTGTTGCTTTTTATTTTTTACCTTTGTAAAAATCTAATATAAAGATAATTACAAAGGTGTTCAGTGTGTTGCTCAGTGTGTTACTCAGTGTGTTGTTACTCTTTTAGAACGTAATCTAAAAGTTTTACATTTGCCTCGTTTATGTGGCAAAAATCCTTTTTAATGTACAGTTCCGTTATCTTCAATGACTGGTCAGTATGATTTAGCATATCATTTACAATATACTTGCTTATTCCTACATCATTTACGGCAATCGTAGCCATAGAGTGCCTTGCAGCATAGAATTGTAGCTTATCAATGCCCAATTCCTTTCCCACTTCCTTTAGTCCGATATTTATCGCACGATTGAAACTCTCCATGGTTGTAAAGCGTTCCGAGAAATTAAACACACGTTCTTTACCCTTGTATTTCTCAACTAACGGCTTGATATAATCCGTTATTTTTACGTGTATCTCCGCCTTATCTCTCCGCCTATCTTTTGTTTTCATGCGGTCATAGATAATGGTGTTATCTTCCAATCTATCAGCATAGTATAGGTCGGCAGAGTTCATTCCCATTAAACAGAATGAAAGACGGAAACAATCAAGTGCCATATCGTGACGGCTTGACTTGCCCTTAACTTTGACATTGTCATAAGGCAGGGCAAATATCCTCCTTATCGTTTCCACGTCTATGGCTCGTTTTTCAGCTATGTTCTGCTCTACTGGCTTATATTTGTCTAATGAGTGTTTAATTCGGATAATATCATTATCTTCATCGTTATAATACTCCTTTGCAGCGTTGAATATAGTTTTAATACAATTAGGATATAAAGATTGAGCTCTTGGGCGGTCTTTTAATGCGTTCTCAAAGGCTTTCATTGTCTTAACGTTGATTTCCTCACAGAGAATATTATCACGTCCTACAAAGGAACACAAAGCGTTTAGAGCCGTCTTATAATTCTTTATGCCTTTAATAGTTGATTCTTTAATCCATTTTGCTGCAAACTCGGTGAATGATACCCCTTTGTTTTCTTTCTTTTTTTGGATATAGGAAACGATAGTGTCAATATCTATATCATTAAACTCAAGACTTAATTCACTTAATCTGCTTCTATACTCTTTTATAATGTCGTTGCACCTATCGAGTATATTTGCGTTTTTTATCTTGAATGAAGCCGTTATGTCCTTTTTACTGATATACATCGTGGTAGGAATGTACCTTATTTTGTTATTATGAGTAAACCGAATATGTACACTCCATGTTTTATCGCTTCGCATTCGGTTTTTAAATATAGTTGGTTTGAAAGTTGCCATATCTGCTAAAAGTCTGCTAAAAGTTTTTGTTATTACTTGTGAGGAATATATACTACTTGTAATATTCTTATATTGTAGAATTAGCACACAAAAAAAGCGAAAATCCTTTTTTATTGGACTTCCGCTTAATTCTTGAAGGGTGGGTGGTGGGATTCGAACCCACGACATTCAGAACCACAA